TTGGTGATCAGCTTTCAAATCTTGCTTCTGGCATTCAAGCATTTTCTTGGTGTTTTATGGGCGGTTGGTCTCTTGATACTATAACCGGTCCCCTTGGTGATCTTGCTGGATCAGTTCAGAAGTGGAACGGTGTATCCATTCCAGATAATCTTGGCGATCAGCTTAGTTCTCTTGCTTCTGGCATTCAAGCATTTTCTTGGTGCTTCATGGGCGGTTGGTCTCTCGGAGCAATAACTGGTCCTCTTGGTGATTTAGCAAGTTCTGTAACCAAGTGGAATGGTGTATCTATTCCAGATGGTCTTGGAGACCAGCTTAGTTCTCTTTCTTCTGGTATATCTTCATTTTCTAGTCTCGGTTCTGAAGTTGGAACTAATATTTCTTCTATATCCACTGGATTATCTAGTTTATCCACTTCAGTATCACAAATAGCTTTTGTTGATTATGCTGGAGCAGCTAATAATCTTACAACATTTGTTGATAGCATAAATTCTACTCAGACAATTAATACCGGATTTGCTGATCAGTTAAACGCCTTTGCTGCAAGCATAGTTGTCGCCATGTCAAATCTTAATACGACGGTATCCACAGCATCTTTTGGGTTGTCTGCTTCATTTGCTGGCATGGCTGTTACTGTTGGATTTGCTATTATGTCTATGAGTGCGACAATAACCTCCAATATGGCTATGATGATTGCTTCTGTTTCCGGAAGCTCTGCTGCAATTAGTGCTGTGATGTTTGCTATGAGTGCTAGTATCTCAGTAGCAATGTTTGCTATCGGAGCAGCGGCTATCTCTGGTTCTGGTATGGTTTCCGGTGCTATGTGGGGTATGAGTGGCTCAGTTTCTGGAGCAATGGGTGTAATTATCGGTTCAGCTCTTGGCGGTGCTGGATCTGTTAGTGCTGCAATGGGTATGATGTCCGGAGCAGCTTCTTCTGCTACTGGTTCTCTTTCTGGTTCATTCGGATCTATGGTTGCTGTTGTTACAGGAAGTTTAGCCACTATGGTTGGATGTCTTCTCGGCAATGTCGGAACATTCTTGTCTGCTGGTTCGGCTTTAGGCAACGCTTTTGCTTCTGGAATTAGAAGCGCTATTGGTAATGTGATTTCTGCGGCGTCAAGCCTTGGCTCATCTGCTGCTGGAGCACTTGGAAATCACTATGGAGAATTCTTTGCTTGTGGTGCCTATGTTGCTCAGGGTATGGCTAATGGTATTAGTTCTGGACGATCTTCAGTTGTTAGTGCAGCTGCGGCATTAGGTGCTGCTGCTATTACTGCGGCAAACGCGGCTACTGGGGTTGCTTCCCCTTCGAAGCTCACATACAAAACAGGTCGTTTCTTCGATATGGGTCTTCGTAATGGTATTCGAGATTACGCAACGATGGTCAAAATGGAAGCAGATAAGGTTGCTGCCTCTACCATCAGTTCGGCAAACTCTTTATCCGATACGGTTGCATCCGCTGTTGGAGAGGATCTTAGTCCTGTAGTAACTCCAGTTGTTGACTTAAGTAACGTTCAGAATGGATTCGGCTCTATTTCTTCAATGCTTCCTACAGAAACTATAGGTGTAGCCACTAGTCTTAGCGCTAATTCTGTAGGAAATGTTACTCCTCTTGCTCAGCAGCTTGCCTCTACTCAGACAACTGCTGGGAACACAAGCATTTCTGGAGATACATATACTGTGAGCCTTAATGGTATAACGTATAATGATCGTAACGATATGCAGGATGTTACTAGAAACTATATTCGAGAGCTTACAAAATTGGCGGCGATGTAAATGGCAGTTATAGAAGACGGGACATACTACATAGTCCCTAAAGCGGACACAAGTAAAGCTTTGGATGTAACTGGCGCATCAAAGTATAATGGTGCGAATGTTGAAATTTGGCATCAGAATACTACGGCCGCGCAAATCGCTCATGTTATGACCTTGTCTACTGGCGCTCGTTATATTCGTTTTCCATTGACCGGATGTCTTCTTGATTACGGCAGTCCTAGTGGTAATGTATTCCAGTATGCAGAAAGTGGAAGCAACGGTCAAAAGTGGAAGATTGATGATGCTAATAGCACGTTTACTGCAAACGGTAAAAGGTGCGAGGCCTTTATAATTAGGGCTTTTTATACTTCGAATATTGTTCTATCATGTTATGCCCAGGGGACTACCACTATCAACGGCAATGCTCAGTGGAATACTATGAGCGGTACGCCTAATGATGGCCAGCTATGGGCATTTGTTACAATGCCTACGGTGATCGACGGCACTTATATTATGAAATCGTCATACGACCTAGACTTATGCACCGATATTACTTGGGCGTCTCAAGCAAATTGGGCTAATGTTCAGGTGTGTTCTCTTAATGGCGGGAATAACCAGATTGTTAGCATCAAGGATAATGGTGATGGTACCGTAGCTATATTTGATGTTAACTCTGGAAAGGTTTATCGTACCACTACCGAAAATCCCTCTCCAGGAGAGAACATCAATATTTTTACCCACGATGCTTCTCCGACTCAGAAGTGGATATTGCAGCAGCATGGCGTTAAAGTGATGGGAGCCGAAACTTGGCCAACGGTCGAAGTTAAGAATGCTGCTGGAAACACAATGTGCATGGATGTTGCTGGCAGGTCTATGGTTCCTGGGGCAAACGTTCAGTTATGGCCAGATAACGATACTGCCGCGCAACGATTTATATTAGATCCAACTGAAGCATACGGCCCAACCATGCCGGTTCCTTCCGGATTAATGCTTAGGTATCCCGACGGTAGAGATCGAGCTAGTCCGTGGGGTAACTGTATTAGTTATGATGGTATATCTGACGGAGTGAAGAATACTGACGGGTCATGGACTACTAAATTCTATCCGAGTCTTGTGTGCACTACTCCGATTCTTCAGATGCGATATAGGCTCATTACATATTCTGCCAAGAATCACGCTAAGACTTCTACAAGTTCTTGGATGTCCATACGTGACGGATCTATAGCCAATTCCGGCTGGGGCACCATATGGACGTCAAATGTCACTATGACTAAGTCGGGAACTCGCTTAGTTTCGCCATATCCTATTTCAGTTACAGTTGGTAGTAAATCTGGCCAAAACGATTTGGTTGACGTTGAAATCCAGAGTCGTAGCTTTACTGAGCATTGGGGGGAAGAAGATGCCATAGTTCATGGGCCGACATACGACGCCAAGTGCTCTGTGCATTGGTCTGCCACTCCCATATTTGACAAGATTGTTAGAACATTTAGCGAGTTGTGGATTCCATTTACGTCGGATCTTCCTAGCATCTGCACTACCGCTAAGGCGACAATACAGGGTCATAAGGCTGATGGAAGTCTGTTATTTGCTGATTATTCAGCTACGGGGCTTTCTGCATCTGACACCATTAAGGTTCCGTTGTCTTCGCTTCAAGAAGATATTACTGATGGGGAAAAGATAACGCTTAAATGTACACTAACAACAGCCAACGCTATTGCTAGGGTCACAATTCAGAAAAACGTGATCGTTGACTCCGATTCAGATCACGGAATTATCGTTACCCCGAGATGGAAGTATGATCCATCACGTCGTGCATATTTGGTTACGTTTAAATCCGGAACCGAGAATGCCTGCTGGTTATATATTGATCGCGGTCATTGTAAGTCTTGGGCTAGGATGCCACAGATTAGTTCGACGACCGATACCGTAACCTTCTTAGCTCTTCCGCAGCTTAATCGTTCTGCCGAAATGATATGCGAAGCGTACACCTCGGATTCCAAGTGGGGCTTTAACCGAGACACTCTTGCTCCGATTGTTAGTAACGACGCTGTTTGGAACTGGGGAAGCATGGCCACTGAAACGGATTGGAGCGGATATTCTGCTTTAACTGTTGATAAGGATGATGCCCCGTCGCATACGTACGAATTAACCCCAGATTTTACAAAGCATACCACTACGGGTCGAGAGCACGAAGTTGTATCGTTCGGGCAATCGGTTGCTGGAGAATTTAAGGCTAGCGGCTTAATTGTTAAGAATCTTGAATCGAAGATTCCTGGGCAGAACGAGGATAATTTCGATACGCTGGCTTACCAGGGGTCTTTGGGAAACGACGTTATATATCGTGATTCGATGAACCGTTGGGCATACGTCGCTGTAACGGCTATATCTCAGCCTCATCAGACTGAAGGATATTCTACCCTCAATGTTAGCATGGTGGAGGTGACCCCATAATGGCCGATTGGTCGGATCAAACTCGTCAAGATACCATATTAGTTTACGATGTTGATCCGCATTCTCTTGAAGTGCGGCAACAATTATCTGGCGTGGAGTTATCAGGATCGTCTATAACTTGGGGGTATTATACCGACACCCGCGTTTCCGGAACACTTAAGGTCAAAGACACTAATCATATTGATCATTCCCTAATCCGCATCGTTCATTCAATACCTGATTGGAGCTATAGTAACGAATTAGCGACTATGGTGGTAACGAATGACGATGCTGATAGGGATTCCGGAGCATGGATTACAAGTTATGAGTTGCACTCAGCGTTATCGATGCTGGAAAATGACCTTCTTGCATGTTGCTATTCCATTGGAGCGGGGGCAAAAGCTAAGGCGATTATATCTTCTTTAATCGGAAATGCGGATAGGCCATATCTATTTGGCGGAGATTTCTTAGATCATATTTATACCGAGTCCAAAGTTTATGACTTTGGTAATAGTGTTCTAAAAACGCTATTCGATATTTGTGATACGGCAGACGATCATTTAAATGTTGATGGTCATGGTAGAATTCTGATTGATGGTTATATTCCGCCTCACTATATAGATCCGTCTTGGGAATTAGATTTATCTAATAGTGATACTAACGTTCTTGATAAGATCTCTCGTAGTTCTGATAGATTATCTACACCAACGAGGGTAATAGTTCATTATAAGGGAACAAAACAGGTTCAATCTGGGAATAGTATTAGCTCCGAAGAGGTTGAAGTTTCAGCGTATGTCGATGCCACAACGGGAGAAACTAGGGCAAGTCGAGGGTATACCGTTGCCAAGTTGTATGAAGCTCAGGATCTTTCGCCACAAGATGTAAATGCTGCTCGTAAATTAGCAGAAACATATTTGCCTAGCGATCACGATACAACCCTAACCTGGCAATTATCGTGTCTTTATATGCCTATGAAAATTGGAGAGTGTGTAACTCTTATATTTCATGATGGTCCTGATTCTGGAAGTCATCATTGTCTGGTTCAAACAATAACTCTTTCTCTTGATACTATGGTGATGAAACTGACCTTAAAGGAGGTATAGTATGGATGATGATTTAAGTATCGCACAAGACTTTAAATCCATGATTACTTCTACAGCCAAGTCCGCTGCTGAAGAAAAGACTACAGCTGTTCGCCAAGCCATTGCTACTAGTGACAGTGCTAACGGTAAAGTTAAAGTTAAACTTAGTGGTATAACTATATCTGGAGATGATTCTCAAGACATAGAGGTTAAAGACGGAACTGGTACTGGTGTGTTTAAGGGTGATACAGTTTCGGTTATGCTCTCAGGAACAGATCCCACTGCATTATATGTTATAGCCCGTGGTAAGCAGATGTCTAATCTACTTGATCAGACTAGTAATGTTGCTAATGATGCTAAATCAACAGCAGATACTGCTTCGACCAAAGCTGATACTGCTCAGAATACTGCTGACACAGCCACTACTAAAGCTAATGATGCTAAATCAACAGCTGATGAAGCATCATCTAAAGCTACCGATGCCCAGAATACTGCTAACACTATTTCTGGAGATTTGACTAGTTTTATAAAAGCAATGAATAAAACTGTTGACGGCCTGCAGGAGCAGATAGATGGTAGTATCCAGACTTGGTTTTACGAGATACCCCCAACCAATGAAAATGTTCCAGCTAAAGACTGGACGACTACAGATCTTAAAAATAATCATCTTGGTGATTTATATTATGACACTAAAACTGGTTATTGCTATAGGTATCAGGTAGAGAATAACACATATTCGTGGCAGAGAGTAACAGATGTTGACGTTACTAAAGCTTTATCTGATGCAGCTAAAGCCCAAGATACTGCAGATCATAAGCGTAGAGTATTTACTATTACGCCAACTCCACCTTATGACATTGGTGATTTATGGACTGATGGGAAAGATCTTCGTAGGTGTAATACTGAAAAAACTTCCGAACAGAGTTATATTTCAACAGATTGGGAGTTAGCTACTACATATACTGATGATACTGTCGCCAATAAAGCTCTTAATAAAGCCAAACTTACAGACCAGCATTTTTGGACTGATGATTCAGGTGCTCATATTTCTACTGGAGCAGAAAAAGATACTAGCGGAGCGCATGTAGATATTAATTCAGAACTTCAAGCATTTAAAATTGGCGATACAGTTTATGCTGGTTATGGTAAAGACGGAGAATTCTGTTATGATGAGAATGGGGTTATTTATAATCAAGCAGGATTATTTAGTGGTGGAAAAATTAATGATGAACTGCATAGTTATGCCAACCCTGTGGTTCTTGATCATGTGTGTGGAGATATAAAATCAATAAGTGGTTATATTAACATTAACCTTACCAATTATCCAATAACCCCGACCTCTTTATCTAAAGATGGTAAAACTCTTAATTTCACTGGTTCAGGAAATATTGGCAAAATTTATGTCTCATATATTACCACTGATAAAATGCCTTATTTTACTAGAGGAAGTCGTAAGATTGATTCAGAAATAGGTATAAATTCATCAGTTAATGGAAAATTAAACGTTGCTAGTGGTTATGTCTCTAATGCTGAAGGCGATTGTACTACCGCTATTGGTTATGCCTCTCATGCTGAAGGTAACGCCACTACTGCTAGCGGAGACGACTCTCATGCTGAAGGTAACGCCACTACTGCTAGCGGAGACGACTCCCATGCTGAAGGTAACGCCACTAAAGCTACTGGTAATGTTTCTCATGCTGAAGGCGATTGTACTACCGCCATTGGTTATGCCTCCCATGCTGAAGGTAGTAGCACAACAGCTAGTAATAATGATTCCCATGCTGAAGGTTACTCCACTAAAAGTATCGGAAATTATTCTCATGCTGAAGGTTACTCCACTACTGCTAGTGGGCTTCGTTCTCACTCCGAAGGTTGCTACACTACTGCTAGTAATAATGATTCCCATGCTGAAGGTTACTCCACTACTGCTAGTAATAATGATTCCCATGCTGAAGGAGCAAACACTACAGCAAGCGGACCTTATTCTCATGCTCAAAATTATTACACTATCGCTGAAGGTATTAGCCAAACAGCATTAGGAAAATTTAACGTCAAGGATGCTGCTAATAAGCATGCCGTAATAATTGGGAATGGTACATCAGATACGGCTCGTTCTAATGCTCTTGCTGTAAATTGGGATGGTGGTCTTACCTTATCGGATGGTACTGATGTATCTGCTGCTAATCTACATTATGTATTAACGGCGCCACGCGTATTTGCTGGATCAACGGTTATTCAAGCTGCCGGCAGTATATGGAATCCGTTATTTACAACTAATGAAATGAAAACAAAATTTGGATGTACTGAAGATCCTCAATATCATTCTTCAGTTCAAGCAAGTAATGCTGACAACAACGCTCAAGGTGTAGTTATCGTTGGTTGTTATTGGTCCGTGTCCGCGAAACGTTGGGAATATAAAACTGATGTAGCAACAACCGTTGGACCTATACGAATTAACTACATCGTAGTTGTGTGGTAAATATTAAACTGGATATGTAACCATAGCTCCAAAATATACTGAAGATGTAGTTAAGTTCCAAACTTTAACTACTCCTGCGGCATCAATTCCAAACTGGCACAGCCCGCTACCTTTTCCACTAGCTGCACCTGTAAGGTTAAACGGAGGCCTATATTTTGAAGGCAATGCTCCTAAAGCAACTCCAGACCCATTAGCCTTTATATTTGAATCTCCACCTAAGTTTATACTAACAGTTACCATTCCACCACGTAGACGATATGAGCAGCCTTGTTTATCGTCACCATATGGGCCATTAAGCCATATCCATCCACTATCTGACAATACATAATGTAGATTATCATATATAGAATACATTATGCAAAATTATATTAATTGGGGGTTGATATGTGAGATATGCCTATTGAAATAGTATTCCATGACATAACCAACCCCATGATGTTATCCGTAGTATCAGCTTTATTGGTCACCGTTATAACCGGAGTCGTTGCTTGGGTCGCTCATAAAACCAAGCATCTATCAGTTATGATAGCTGGCCTTGTTGAATGCCAAAGAGCTACGGCTCGTGCAAAACTAGTGTCCGAACATGACCGCTATATGGATCGTGGTTGGATGTGCTATGAGCAACGAAAAACATGGGAATCGTTATATAATTCATACCTATCTTTAGGAAAAGACGAAGTCGCCGAGAGTTTGCAAGAAGAACTTCACAAGCTTCCAATGAATCCGCCAAAAGAGAAAGAAGAAATTAATGAATAAGGATACGTTAGCTCGAACTATTGCCCTCGTTGTTGTTGGTATTAACCAGCTTCTTGTTGCCTTTGGTTTTAACCCGCTCCCCTTTGATCAGGCTACCACCTACACTATTGCTTCGACCATTATTACTCTTCTGGTGGCCCTTGCTGCGTGGTGGAACAACAACTCGCTTACTAAGCCCGCTATCGAAGCGGATCGTGTGTTTACGCTTCTTAAGGATGGTTCTGTGACTATCGAGCAGATTCTTGAGCTCGTCAAGTCTAAGGATGCTGTTGCTGAAGATTCAACCAAGGTTACTGAGACTAAGGAGAATTAATTATGGCGGACATTCCTGTTAACGAGGCAGAGGAAATGAAGACAGCAATTCAAAATGGAAGTTATTCCACTACTGGAGACGGCCCTGAAGATGTGAGGCCGGTTAAGGTTCCCAAGGATACCAAGGAGAATTAATTATGGCAAACTGTGCTGATGACGTTCTTAATATTGAACGCAATGAAATCGGATATTCTCGTTGGAATGATCCTGAGGCTGGTTCTAAGTATGGTCGTTGGTACGCAGAGCATAGTGGGGATTCATATTATGGAACCTCTGGGGTTCCATTTTGTGCTATGTTTCAGTCTTGGTGCTTCAATCAGGCTGGTGCATCTGCCCCTGGTATTCCTGGTGCATATTGTCCCTGGATTCTTGATTCTGGTCGTAACGAGGGTCGTCTCGTTTATAATGAGGTAGCCAAACCAGGTGATCTTATTCTCTTTGACTGGGGTGGAGACGGAAATCCTGATCATATTGGTATGTGTGAGCAAAATTTCCCGAACGAAAACTATATGCAGACGATTGAGGGAAATACTAATAATGGACAAGTTGCTCGAAGGACTCGTGGATATTCTTCGATTATTGGAGTCATTCGTCCTTATTATAGCGATAATCCTGCTCAGACTGACCCAGTAGTATCAAGTAATGGAATTGCTGTAGATGGTTATTGGGGTCCAGACACTAACACTAGGCTTCAGCAGGTATTAGGAACCACCGTTGACGGTGTTATTTCTTCTCAGCCTAACAGTAATCATCAGTATGTTAAGGCTGCTGGTGATGGTTGGGAGTGGGTTAATGATGCTTATGCCGGTGGGTCTGAGTGCATTACAGAGCTTCAGCGTAGGATTGGAGCTGACCCTGATGGGTTCTTCGGTCCAAACTCTGTCAATGCTTTGGAGTCTCATTATGGAATTTCTAATGATCGTGTTCTTGACTCGCCTAGTAATACGGTTATGAAACTTCAGGAAGCACTAAACAATAATACTATTTAGTGCCTTATATTTTAGATTTGGGGAGGGCTGTAGATTAATCTCTATGGCTCTCCCCTTATATTTACCAAGAGGGGATGTGGACTATGATTCCAGGAACCATCCACAATAATAAATATATGAACTAGTTAATTCTGATTCCGGAATTATATGCGTGATGCCATATCAAAAACTTTTATGCTCCAAGTGCAGGAATAGTTGACGTAGGAAACTATTAATTAGATTGAGAGCTTATATGCTATGCCTTAAGTGTAATTCTGATGACTGTTTACTAGTATCGAAAGAAGCAAGACCAGATCATTCGTTTCTTTGCACTTATATTTGTCAAACATGTGGCTCTCGGTTTTCCAAGGTTTTAGATAATAAGGAAAACGGATATTTGAAGCGTTTTGTTAAAATTGATGACACTTGGGTTAAGCAACATCGGGCTACTATTAATGATTCTTGGGAGACGTATGAAGATTAAAAGCATATTTAATCGTACGTACGACGGAGAGTTCATTGTAGATCCATCTCTTCCTGAAGACATTCGCTATAAATTCATATTTAATGAAGATTTAGATACTATGGCTAGCAAAAAGGCTCTCAGAATTAAGGTTAATTCTATTTCAAATAAGGAAAACGATTCGCACCAATAACACGTCTTATTATGAGGAGCCATAGTTCTTGAAAGGAGAAACTATGAATTTATTCACTAAGAAGGATACGAACGATGCTAATTTGCAGGATGAGATAAACTCGATTCTTGAAGAGATGGCGAGTGAGCAACCAGATACTGATAAGTATAGTCGGGAAGCCGATAATCTTGAGAAGGTCTGTCGGGCTAAAAGTTACGAACACAATAGTCCAATAGACATAAACACGATTATCACTGCTGCGGCTAGTCTTGGAGGTATAGTGCTCATTCTAAATTATGAAAAGTTGGGCGTAGTCACGAGCAAAGCACTGTCGTTTATTCCAAAGCTTCGTGTTTAGATAGAGTTATATTCTATAAACCACATGGCTCTCACCCGGATAGGTTATGCGTAAAAAACATAGCCTATCTTTTTTTTTCGCAGTTATAACACTTCCTATAATGAAGGATTATTCCGTCTAAGGAGGGCATTATGACCGAAAGCGATATTTGGGCGTTTAGTAACATCTCTAAGGATAAGATTGGAGATCTAAAGGAGATTGCCATGGATTATGCAGCAATCAAGGTTTGGGCTGACAATTGTCAGAGCGACTTTGATAATCGCATCAATCCAGACTGCAATCGTCTTTGCGAGTCTCGGTTTGTTATGGAGAAGGCAACTAATCTTGCCATGAATGCATTCGAGCTAGAAGGCTTTGAATTCGAATAGTTCTTCACTAATGAGAAGTCAGATACTTGGCTTCTCATTTTTACATTCGCGAAAAATACACGTTTTATAATGAAGAGGAAATTAATTGAATAATCACCTGTCCAACATTGGAGGGTTTTAAAGTATTATTCTTTTGGTTACCTCTTTATATTTTTAATTCGCGAAATTTGCATGTTCTATAATGAAGAGGAAGTGGTGTGATACGAATGTAGTATCCTAAACGATACCGCCGCTGTTAGAGTTCGTTACTCCTAACAGCCCTCTTTTTTTTTCGCGAGCATAACATAGTGTATTATGAGGGAAATGGAAAAAGGTGGTACCTACTAGGTCATTCCTTAAAAACCACGCTCTGTTGCTGAGAAGAATTGTGCAAGTAGGATCATTCCCTCATATTTTTATGACTACCAAGAGTCTAATCAATTCTTGTGAACTTATAAGTACGAAGCGAGGTTGCTTTCTATATTTATAGAAAGAGCGGTATGATTCCGTAGGGCAATAGCCTAACGCTTAATTGTCTTGAATAACCCAAGCCAATGCTATGCCGATCACATAGTAACCTTAGGGTCGATGCTTCTAGAGCATTGTTTATATTTCAAGACCTGAACCTACTTTGGGTCAGTAGGCAGGAGACCATATCCCCTATAGTCCTGATGTGGCGGTATGGAGTCTAATAGAAGTTTGCCTGGTATCTCGCTATTAGACTAGGAAACATAAACCAGGAGCTTATGCGTCGTTAGCTCAGTTGGTTAGAGCAGGGGACTTTTAATCCCAAGGTCCTGGGTTCGACTCCCAGACGGCGCACCATATACTCCGTTAGCACAAAGGTCAGTGCAGATGACTTATAATCGTCAGATAATGGTTCAAGTCCATTGCGGAGTACCAAACGATTAACAAGAATTTATATTCTTGTAAAATAATAATTTGTAGAAAGGATTATCATGAAGAAGTCTTGGATTGTTATTGGGGCTATTGTTGGATGCCTGGTTTCTATTTATATCCAAAACTGTCGTACTCAAAAGAGTATTGATAAGTTGACCGATCAGGTAGCTCAGTATGATCCTAATCGAATTATCAAGTTGGCTGCTATGTAGTTATATTCTTGTCAGATTCGTCTAGTGGTTAGGACGCCACCCTTTCAAGGTGGAAAGATGAGTCCGAATCTCATATCTGATACCAATATGCCCTCTTGACGGAATGGCAGACGTAGGGGTCTTAAAAACCCTAGATGGAAACATCGTGAGAGTTCGAATCTCTCAGAGGGCACCATATAAACTTAGGTGGGATGCGCATACCTTTGACAACGCATATTTTTGTTAAGGAGGAATAATGAGTAAGATTCGATCAACGAGAAAGTCTCGTAGAATTATTCGAAATAACAGACGATATTTTCTTATGCTTGCATTGATTGACTATGGTATTTTTGATAAGATGTCTTTTGATGAGCTTACAAGAGCTTTTTATGAGTTTGGTGTTTCTACAAAGCGATATTCGCTTACTATAAAGGATTTTTGTAAAGCAGTTCAAGAGGCCAAGGAGAATAGAGATGGAATACTTTAAGCAAGTTCTAGGTTTAACTGGAGATGAACTGTCATATTTTACAGATTTAAACTATAGACTTATTGTTTGTAATAATGATTTATCAAGAAGAGTTATGTATGATCTTGCTAACGGCAAAGCACTACTCGCCGATGAAGATTACATAAGTGCTGTCATTAAATTGAGTGATATTATAAACGAATTTCAGAATTATGCTAGATACGGATACAACAATGAGTCTAAATCTGATGATTCATAGCTATTTATGCACATTTTATTCTTTTTTTCATGTAAAAATATTATTATAAAGTCCCAGTTAAACGATAGGGCTATAATAGCATTTAAGCATGGGCTTTAGTCTTTCCCTAGTAAGTAGACCTCATATTTAATAGAAAAGGAGATGAATTATGTATAGTCGCTATGGTTTTCTTCATGCCTTGTTTGATTTGGTTATGATTGGTCTTACTGGAGGCCTTTGGCTACTTTATATTTTTGTTCGTTATCTTAGGAGGAACTCATGAATGTTGAAGAGACTAAAGAAGTTTATTATTATCTATATTGCGAGCATTGTAAGTTCTATAACGAGGATAAAGAGAATTCGGACGAATGCAACGATTGCCTAAATCATCCTTACAATTACAATTCCCACAAGCCAACTCGTTTTATCTCTAAGGACTCGTCGTATGAAGCCACAAAATCTTAAAAGGTTACGAATTAGCTTAGGATTGACTTGCGGATTCTGTGCTGAAGGAATGGGTGTAACAAGACAAACCATTAATAATATTGAGAATGGTAAATCTTGTAAAGCTTCGGAATACTTCTATGAGTTATATTTAAAAGAGGTTAAACGAGTAAAGAAATATTCAAGAGACAGGAGAGTTTCATGATGTACATAGTTATTATCTTTACAGTTTGGCTTATCACGCTTACTATAGCTTCTTATAGAATCTATAAGAAGTATCAGTTGGTTCAATGGAAGTACAATACCCTCGAACGAGACTATTCTAAGATGTTTAAAAAGTTTAATTCTTTGGAGACGACACTTAACTATAATATAGAGCACCCATATACTCCAACCACCAGAGTATATTCTAAGAAAACCAAAAGAGAAGTAAATTAAATCTTGAAAGGAATTTACTATGTTTAACATTCCAACATTTGATACTGGAGAGCCAGTTACTTTTGGCGACATGGTAATGAGTGATGACGATAAGGAATTTGTAGTAGATTCTATAGAATTTCTACAATCAGGAAAGTGTTGTATGTATGACGTTACCGGGAATATTATGGCAACTATAGAACCAGGAAAATATGCTATTAGGCCAACGGCCATGTTAGATATTAATGGCGAAAAGCTAGTCCATGGAGACATTACGTATTCGGTGTTTCCAAACTATAGTGTTCTTGCTTGGACCGTTGATGGTCTTTATCCTTCTAAAAACGAGGTTCATATTCATTGCGGATCCGCCGGCTGTACTGTTAAACCAAACAGTCTTTCTCATAAAAAGCCGATAAATGATTTTGTGAAAGATAGAGATGATTGGCCAATTGAGTTTGGAATTCCTTATATTTCTTCAAATGACGGGATTCTTTGATATCTAAGTTCTCCGTTTGTTGGAGATAATGGGGTAATTACTTGCTCATAATATAATCCTTGTGTTATAAAAGATTTCGATCCTAAGCAACTAACTAGAGGATGCGGATTATATTTCAAAAACGGAAATGAGGATTATTATCATGTCCAGGATAAACTTTACGAAGATTAATAAAATAGACTTAGTTCTAGCAATTGTTCTATTTGTGTTTATATTTTTAGATATAGTCTTAGCTACTATAGTTTTTAATAGAAAGCCTACTTTTACAAAGGAAACCATAGAAGGACAAGACGCTTCAGTACTTGTTGGCCTTGATCGAGACGCATATTCTTATACAGTTTATGATCGAGATACTGGTGTATGCTATGATGTGATTAGAGATAATGGTAACACAGTAACAGTATTTCCAAAGTTAGACACGAATGGAAAAGTTCTTTCCGTTGATATTTCTCAATAAAAGGAGACTTTGATGATTGATACACATCTTCTCAAGGATTGCTGCTATAAGTGTGATGATTCTGATCTTGATATGTATGACGATTCAGTGGATATTTATGGAACAGTTAAGCCAATAGTCCGTAAAAAGGACGTTGTTGTCTGGTGTACTAAATGTGATGTATGCTTTAAGTACAATCAGGAAAAGCTTGATGCTTGCTTTGAACACGCTAAGGCTAATCAAATGAATCTTGATATTTGAGGAGGGTCTAATGGATCAATCTTTGGAAAATCTACGAGATAGATGCATGGATTACTACAGATCAAATGACGAAATGGATAAAAACAAATCAAAACCGATTATATTTCAAAGAATTCTATTGATAAGACATTAGACGATGCAGTTAATCTAATAGAAAGATACTTTGATATTTAAAGAGATGATTACTATGTTTATTGCCTATTGTCTTATGTTTGACTATGGTTGCTGCATAGTATCAATTCTATTGCTACTATACATTATAACTCATATTTAAAGAGGTACTAAATTGAATTATGGTAACAGCTATGCTAATAGTATTCATGCATACGAGTGTGATCCAATGCCAGAAAAGACTGGACACTCGCTTAATAACAAGCTTGATTATGCAAAAGAGAATCTAGAAAAGATTACCGATGGAGTAGCGCGACTAGGGGTATCAGTAAAGACACAGGAGCAACGAGACAAGGCTCTCGAACTTCTCAAGCTTTGCAAGAATACTAAGTCAGACATAGAAAACATAAATCGATTTGTCTATAATCACACAACTACTGTAAATCACCTGTAGCCACATTCTTAAAAGGAGTTTATCATGTTTACCACAATTAGTAACTTTGTTTTGGATCTTGGATACTATATTTTTGATTGGTTTTCTGGATTTGAGTATAAGCAGAAACTTCTGGCAGTCATATTTCTTATTGGATTCGCTTGGTATGCAACCATAGATACTGATGGTGTTCATGATCTAACTCCTTTGGTTTGTTTAGGCCCTATCTGCATATTTGCTTTCTTTACTAAGGACACGATCATATGAATCCTTCTAATGGGCTGGATGTAGAACTCACATATTCGCTTCAAGAATGGCTTTGGAGATTTCATAAGGAAGACATGGCTTTGATTCTTCTTGGGCATGTAGAAATTCTAGATCAATACTGGGATTCTTATATTTCTTGGTGTCAAACCGAGGAAGGAAAAAGATATCTTGAAGGCGGAGATCTGTGGGAAACACATAAGAAGTCTAAGAGGAAGGATATTACAAACGATGAGCTCGATTAAAGATCTAAGTCATTGGACTAGATCCACAAAAGGGCTTCTTCGATATCCCCTTGCTGCAAATGCTTGTTGTGAGATATTCATAACAAAGATCAATTACTCAGCTATTAAGAACGCTGGAATTTTGTTCAAGGATTACAAAGAAAACTAAGCGAGGATTATATGCCATCCATCAATGTTCATTTAAATAATGGAAACTGGAAAATATATTCCACTATAGTTGATGACTGGGTAAGCGAAGAATTAACGTATGATCAACTATGTGATCGACGAATTCATAGGGCTATAACGATAGCAAAGCAAGAAAACGTCTCATTACTAACATCCAAACCTATGGTTAATTGTATTTCTGAAGAAGAGTGGAACAACGAGTATGAGGATTTATATAGAATTACAAAATTTGAAGAGATACATTCAGAAGATTAGGTGATATTTATGGCTGATCAATTACCTTTTTATGACAATGATAACATAAATCATCCATCTCATTATGAGACTAATGGTATTGAGTGTATAGATGCCATGATAGCTTCTCAAGGAACTGACATTGTAAAAGGATATTGTCTGTGCAACGCTTTTAAATATGTTTGGCGCTGTAAGCATAAGGGTAAAGAAATTGAAGACATAAAGAAAGCTGCATGGTATCTTAATAAGTACTTAGATTTATCAAAGGAAGAATCTATTCCATTTGATCAGCAAAATTTTGATATCCCACCAGAAATAAAAGATGCGATGATTGAACGGCTTATTAGGAATCCAAATGAACGTTTTCCAAATCCTTAAACGAGAGGAATTTTAAATGAAATATATGAAAAAGCATGTTATTATAGAAGCATTTCTTCTAGGAGAAGACGATAATCCTTCTTGGTGGACTGAAGCTATAGCTTCAGGAGTTGTAACTACTAACGAGAATCAGTTTTATATTCACACTCTTGAGGGAGACCAACTGGCTACTCCATGTAAAGACTACATCATAAAGGGTGTCCGAAACGAACTTTATCCGTGTAAGAAAGATATTTTTAAAGAAACTTACACCCTGGTTATTTAGTATGATTTAAACTCATCATAAAAGGAACCACTATGCCAGATATAAAGTATATTCGTTTTAAAGATAGAAATGGTCACATAACAGAGATTCCGAAAGACTCATTTCAAAGAGCTAAAAAAGAACGAGGAACTAATCTTTATACTGTTTCTGCTTCTTGGGAAATTAGTGAACAAAAGCATCAAGCTTTATCAAAAGAACTTTCATCTAATAATACAACAAAAGGTGGATATACAGTACATATTTCGTTTCATGACATCCAAGGTCATCAAATAGGCATTTCCAAACAATCGATTCTAGGCTTTGATACGAGTAATAAAAATCACGTAAAATTAATTGCTATGTGGTATGTAAACAAAAAAGTTTATAATGTTGTAGATAACATAGTTAGGAGTCGATGGACAAATGTCAGCATATGATATTTACAATCTCATACTTGGTGCTATTTGCGGTCTTCTTCTATATTTAATTATAGATAATTTTAAAACTATACGAACATTGAAGAGCTTTATTCAAATGCACTGCGATCCAGAAGAAGTAGTTAATAAAGATACTACTTACATAAAAGACCTAGACACTATTATGTTTCAACATTTAGGTTTTAAATGCAAGCATATAGTCGATTCTAACGGGAATCTATACACAAGAAGCGATAAGAGTGAACTTCATGAATGACGGAATCATATTTGTATGCGAAATTCTATTGGCCATAAGTGCTATTGTTGGATGTATAGCATCTATATTTATGTTCTATCATAATATAGTTCTAACTAAGTATACAAGCAACACTCCAGTTACAATTACAGATTATTATACTAATTGTGATAATAGATTTAGCAAAACATATGTTTTAACTAAGGAGGAAGAAACTGAATTAAAAAATAGGTATGACAACTATTGTAAAACTAATGGAATTGATCTTCCATTTAACGATGCTGTTATACTAATGGCCGATGATGAAATTTATAGTGTACTAGACACTAAGTCTAAGTGATTCGCATATTTTACACTTGCTATAATGAAGAGGACATCTTGAAAGGAGTTTTATTATGAACACTAAGTCCGTTGTTTGGTTGGCATGTAGTGTCGCCGGAGGGTTTGTTACATATTCAGTTATAAACCATTTGAATCGAGACAGTGATCGGATTAGTTGTGTGTGTAGTGATACACCAGAACTAATCGGAAACTGTATTGGAGGAATGGCTGCTGGATTTGCTTCGATTACCATTCTGGATACATTTATCAATGCATCAATAGACGCTCTTATGAAAGCGTAAGTATACACCAAGTAAAAACTAGTCCTCTTCTCTTTTGTCCATTATATTTCTTTGATAGGAGTTTTTATGAACACTAGTAGTATTAAAGCTGTTGCAACAAACGTAACACAAGTAGTATCTAAGAATAGTCCAGTGATTCTTACGGGACTTGGAACTGTTGGAGTTCTTACTACTGTTATATTTGCAGTACGAGCTACGCCAAAGGCTATTGGACTTCTTGATGATGCTGCATCCGATAAGTTTTCAGAAACAGTTCAGTCGGATGAATCCTATTACTCATGGATCGGTAGTCATCATCCAGAGTTCGAGGTAACTCCATATTTTGATGTCTTGGAGCCAACGGAGATTCTTAAGGCCACTTGGAAGGTATATTTGCCAGTGGCTATTCTGGGTGGCTTGTCAATCGCCTGCTTTATTGGATCCGCTCGTGTGAGTACCGTTCGAAACGCTGCTCTTGCTAGTGCATATTCTTTGGCCGATAAGACTCTTCGAGACTATCAAGAAAAGGTAGTGGATATTATTGGAGATAAGAAGAACGAAAAGATACGGGATGCTATATCTGATGAGAGAGCTCACGAAATTGATGTTCCGGATGATCGATCTTTGATTATTCCTTCCGGTAACGGAAAGATTCTCTGCTGTGATAGTCTTACAAAGCAGTTCTTTATGTCTGATATGGAGACTATAAGGACTGCTATGAATGATTTCAATCAGAATCTTCTTACTGCATACACTATGGATCTTAATGATTGGTACATGGCATTGGGTATTCCTAGTGTAGAGATTGGCGAGATTCTTGGATGGAATACTGATGCACTTCTTGATATTCATTTTGGGTCTGGGATTGCTAAGAATGGTGAACCGTGCATTATGCTTGACTACTATACTGTTCCTAGCCCGTTCTTTAGGGATAACGTTTAAGTTATATTCGCGTAATTTACACACCCTATTATGAGGTAGTAACCACTATTGAAAGGAGTTTGTCATGGAAAAGGTAAACGATTTTAAGCAGGTTGCTGAGGACAAGGTCAATGAGGTCAAGTCTCATAAGGACACCATCAAGAAGGTGCTGATTGGCGTTGGTATTGGAGCCGCTGGTATTGCAGCAGGCTACGTTATCAACAACATCATGCACATGGATGCTGGTGATCTTGTGGACACAGCTTCGACCGTTGCCGATGCAGCCGCAGAAGTCGCAACCGACACCGTGAACGCTGCTGTTTAGCGTTACACCCAAGAAGAGGGAAGTTAAGGAAACTTAGCTTCTCTTTTCTTTTTTTTTTTCGCGTGTAAAACATATCCTATTATGAGGAGATACTCTCTTGAAAGGAGAATTGTTATGAATGGATTTGCCGTAGCAAAACTTGTTGGAGGTATTGTTGGTTCTGTTTGTGGAGGTACCACGGCGAACATCATCATTAAGGAGTTGATTCCGGAAGGTCTTACCGTAGCCCAAAAGGTTATGGTAACGATCGGAGGAGCCGCTGCTTGTGGTGCTGTAGCTGAGGTATGTTCTAAAGAGATCAAGAGTACTATCGGATCAGTTGAAGAGCTGACAAAGATATTTCACAAAAACGAAGATCTTACAGTTGTAGAGTAACCCCCCTCAAAGGTATAAGTCAGAAACTTGGCTTATACTTTTTTTTAGTTTTTATAGGGTATAGAATCACCACTATACACCATATATTCTTAGGAGTTCTTATGGCACAAGTTGACCTTCCTACTCGAGATTCTTTTCCAGGTAATTCTAACAAGGAAAAGCGAAATAAAGTAGAGCGTAGCAAAGAGCAAGACAAAAAGGATGAGAAGAACATAGAGCAAGTAGCAAAAGCTAAACGTCAAAAGAAGAGTGTCGGTAAAAAGTTTACTGAAGCTTTTATTGGAGACGATAGTGATGCTGATAACATCTTTGATTATATTTTGTATGATGTGCTTGTTCCTGCGGCTAAGAACACCATATTTGATGCTATTACCGGTGGCTTTAGTATGGCACTATTCGGAGAACAAAGGAATAGCACTCGCACAAGTCGTAATCGAGGACAATCTTATGTAAGCTATGGAAATTACTATCGAGATGACTCAGGACGTTATGTTGATAACCGGTCGTCAAGTCCACGCAATAGGTCAATTGAAGCTCGTCCAATTCGTGAAAAACTTTACAATGATGACATTATTGTAGACTCTAGGGGAGAGGGTGAAGAAGTCCTTGATCGCCTACTTGATATTATCGACACTTACGGTTCTGCTAGTCTCGCTGATTTATATTCTTTGGTCGGGATTGATGCTGCTTACACCGATAATAATTACGGTTGGTATAATCTTAGTAATGCGACTATTACTAGGGTGAGGAATGGTTTTGCTATTAATCTTCCACGTGCAGTAGACCTTGAAAATTAGTGATTATTATGAATTCTTACTATCGAGTATGGAAGATTTGGCAGAGGGCTAATTGTAATGATATTTTCTATCAAGTTTTAGTTTTTCTAGGTATTAAAAAGTCACCAACATTTGAAATTCTTAAAAACCGATATGGAGTTCGATAAAACTAAAAGGAGTTTATCATGGATACCGCCGATAACGTTGAGAACATTAATATTTCTTGGGATACTATTGCCTCTTGGATTAAGGATAACCGTGGTTATATTATCCTCGGAGGAATTTCTGCAATTACGCTTTATGCGACATATAAGTCCGGTCTCAATAAGGGATATTTGGTAGGCGCTAAGGCTGGATGGAACATTGGGACAACCAACACCCTCGCAACTATTAAGAATTCTGCTCCTGAGGCCTGGAAGATTCTTGTTGATAACAACACTATCTTTGGAACTATCAATTAACATCGCGGCGAAAACATATTCTCTAATAGAGGGATAAGCCTCTAAAGGAGAAGGAGTTCACCATGAATACTAAGAAGATTAGTTCTAAGGTTTCTGATATTTGGAAAGAGTATCAAGGATACATTATTATCTCTGGAGGACTTATTCTGCTCTGTGCTGAATGCTATCATACAGGTAGGATTCACGGAGAGTGGAGTGGGGTTTCTAAGTTGGTAAATGCTATCGGTACTCAAGCGCCACAATTGGCAAAAGCTTTGGATAATTGTAACATCAAGGTTAGCTTGCCTAATATTTAGACGCTTATCAACTCTACTAGCTATACGATGATTTACATGTCGTATAGCTTTTTCTTTTTGAGAAAGGAGGTTCGTTTTGGGTTTTGATACCGGTTCATATTTAGAAGTAGTTAATCATCAAATAGATCGATGCTCTAAAGTAGTTGGTTACTTTACAGAAAGCTTCTATGACCAAGAGTTTCTTTTAAATGCAAATAGATGTGGAGTAAAATTTGTTCTTGAAGGAATTACTCCAGACATCGAGTTTTCTATTGATATTTCAAAGATTTCTTGTAATGAGAAAATCCTGATAGAAGCTTATGGCAATCGATTCTATGCCAAGGATGATAAGGTTCATCTTCATGTAGAGAATACTAAGGATGGCATTTTTCTTTCTTTCTCTATAGAAAACCTGCCAGAGAATAGACAAACATATTTTATAGCTATTCCGGTTGGAGTTAAAAAGTCATGCATGGAGATAAAAAGATTTGCTTTTACTCCAAGAAAAGACGATTGTCCTAGAATTGAGTTTTTAGCATCGTGATATTTTTAAGGAGGATAAATTGACTCTCGATCAGGAGTGGACAATAAAAGATGATGGATTCTCAGTAATCATAGAACTTAATAGTCTCCAAGATCATCACAATAAAAGAGAATCCTGGAGTGCTGAGTTTACAATAAGAGCTTTTAATGACCTAGCCTTTAACCATGTTTGCTGTATCGATTCTCGAGAATTGGATTTTATCTATCCGGAAGATCATCTTGATGTTTATTCATCTTTTAGTCCGATAGAAAGCACAATGCTTACAAGTTATCCTCCAAAGCAAGGTCCCTATAGAGGAGGACTAAAAATCCACGTTGATATTTGTGATCCTGGAGTTTATCATTGTTGCTTTCCAATCATGCTAGATAAAGCATCTTCATTTAACATATTTTGCACCATAACGGTTGACTACCATGACTTTCCAGAATTAGATTTCAGCCCAGTAAGCATATCAAGTGTGGATTACTTTTGCTTTGCTAATTACATGCGTAACCAAAATCATCATATTTAAAAGGAGATTCAAATGGACGTTAAGTCTATTACCACCGTCGCTCTGCGATCGGCAACTCGAGCAGGACTTGTTGTAAAGAAGTATAGTCCTGAAATCCTTACAGTTACTGGCATCGTTGGAGTGGTTGGTTCTACTGTTCTAGCTTGCAAGTCTACCCTTAAGGTTGAGGATGTTCTTGACGAACATGCCCACAATCAAGAGATGATTGAGTCAGTTCATGATGGAAGCATTAAGATTCCTGAGGATCAGTCATATTCTGAGACCGATTATAAGAAGGACTGCCTTACAAACAAGGTACAGACTGCCGTAAAGATTGGCAAACTGTATGCTCCGGCTATTATTCTTGGAACTGCAAGCATTGGTTGCATTCTTGGAGGGCATTATATTCTTAGCAAGAGGAATGTCGCACTCCTTAGTGCTTATAAGCTTGCAGACGAGACTCTTAAGAAGTATCGAGATCGAGTAGTTAAGGAACTCGGTGTTGATATGGATAAGAAGTTCTATTATGGAGTTGAGGAGAAGGAAGTTACTGAGACTGTAACTCAGAAGAACGGAAAGACTAAGGAAGTTACCAAGAAGGTTGAGGTTGCTAATAACGAGCCTAGTCGTTATGCTCGATTCTTTGACGAGCTTAATCCTAATTGGGATCATGATCCTTCTCAGAACAAGTATTTTCTTGAGTGCGTTCAGAATCTTATGAATGATACTCTTAAGACTCGCGGTCACATCTTCCTTAATGAGGTCTATGATGCTCTTGGAATGCAGAGGTCTAAGGAGGGTGCCGTTGTCGGTTGGATCTACGATAAGAATCATGATGGCTATGTTGATTTCAACGTATTTGACGGTATGAATCGTGAGAAGAGGGAGTTTGTCAATGAGTATGAGCCTAGCATTCTTCTTGACTTTAATGTCGACGGCGTTATTTACGATCTGATCTAGTCTATATTTGATTCTGATTTAAACTCTTAAACCTAATTCATACGCTGTTACTACACGGCGTATGACCTTTTGCCTTATATTTATCGAAGGGAGATCTAATGAATAAGACTTTATGTGTTTGCGTTGGTTTTGCAGCTGGAGCAGCTATTGGAAGTGTTGCGACTTATTATTACACAAAGGATAAGTTCGAATCCGAGGCTAATGAGGCTATTAACGACTACCGAGACTCGGCCAACAAGCGAATTAAGGCTGCTGAGGAGCGTATTCGCGAGATAGAGGAAGAAAATGACGAGGATTCTACTGATATTTCAAAAGATGACAATCAAGACTCAAATCCTAATCCAGAAGACGTAGATTATACTAAATTCTACGACGAAGATTCTGAAGTCAAGTCATCTAATGCTCTTGTTGACGAGGTTAATCGCCTTACTGATGAAATTGCAGAAGACGATGATGAAGATACATCGACAACTTATGACGAGACTATAGAGTTCGCTGCTAAGATTGCTAATAAGCAACAGGAAGCTATTGATGAGAATCGTAAGCCATATCCTATTAGTGCTCGTCAAATTGAAGATGAGTGTGGATGGTATAGTAAGCTGACCTATAGTTATTTTAAGAACGATGACATCATTGCAGACGAACATGATGATGAAATTCCTGCTGATAAGGCGTATATTCTTGTCGGAACCGAGTTCAAACATCTGTTTGGTATTAATAAAGAAGATCCAGAAGTTGTTTATATTCGTAACGATCAAAAGTCTACCGACTATGAGATCTGCTTAGACACTCGTTCTTTTATTGATGTATACAACCTGCGTCATCACATTACTGAGGAGACTACGGTTAACATATTTGATGAGGCTACTAAGTATGAATCGGTGGCTAAGGACGACGATTCCGACGAAGACAATGGTCCGATTCTTTCGTTAAGTAGTGATTAAAAAGGAGACTGCTATGGAGAGCTCTGTGTGTATAGGAGCCTCTCGAAGCGAGATCCAAGACGATTATTTTCATTGGCTTTGTGGGATTGTCCATGGTGATGATCCCGATTGTAGTTTTGAACTGTTTCTTTGGGTTCTATATTCTAGTCAGTTCTATTGGTTTGTTAATAATGATGGCAATAGGGCTGCTGATGGAATGGATCTCAGGGAAGAGTTTAAGACCAAACGGTCATATTCTAATTACTCATCAATCGAGGGTCCTTGTACAGTTTTAGAGATGCTCATAGGGCTTGCTCTAAGAATTGATGGTGAGATAATGTGGAATCCTTCTAAGGGTAACCGGACGGTCTCTTGGTTTTGGGAAATGATCAGGAATCTCAAATTGGGAGGTTTCGACGACGAACACATTGATGTGAGAGACGTTCCATACATAGAACGAAAACTGGATATTTTCATGAAAAGAAACTATTCAGAAAGAGGAAAAGGTGGTCTGTTTCCACTTAAAAAAGGATGCGAAGACCAACGAAACGTAGAGATTTGGTATCAAATGAACTCATATTTTGAAGAAACTTATGGAGTTGAGGAAGATTTTTAGGACGTTTTCTTCACAAAATCTTCACATACCTGAAAGAAATCTTAAGGTTTTTGGGTTGAAAAGTGAAAAATCTGTTACCTTTTTAAAATCCAAAAAGGTAACAAAAAGGACTTTTCTGAAAACCTTTCAGTTAACTGAAAGGAATCTTAAGGTTTTTGGGTTGAATTGTTACCGAATTGTTACTATTCTGTTACCTTTTTCTTGATGTATTGAGCTTTGTATAACCGCTGCTTGTGATAGGTGTTGTTACCTTTGTTACCTTTTTTACTATCTTTTTTAATAAATGTAGTATAATATATAATATATATATAGAAAAAAGTTTTTGGCCATTTTTACCCAAAAAGGTAACAACTGCAAAAAAGCAAATATTTTTACATTCCTACAAACCACTATTCTTGGAAGGAGGTTTTATGGATTTTTATAACATTCGTCGTCGAATTGAGAAGAAGGATTACTTAATTGTATATCCTGATTTCAAAATCATCGGATTCAAGGACATCATGATTCGAGGAAAGGCATTTTATGCCATTTGGGATGAAGATAGTAATCTCTGGTCTACAAATGAACATGATGTGTGCCGCCTTGTTGATAATGATTTAAGATCATATTCTGAAGGCATGGGGTTGGAGGATCGTTTTAAGAACGTTACAATTTCTTGGATGAACTCATATAGGAGTGGTTCTTGGAATAGTTACATGAATTGGCTTAAGAATTCTCCGAATAATTACCATGAGTTGGATAATGAGCTTACATTCGAAGATGATGTGGTCACCCGTAAGGATTATCGTAGTAAGAGACTTCCATATCCTCTTAAAGAAGGTTCTTATGATTCTTATGATGAATTAATAGGAACTCTGTATGAACCGGAAGAACGAGAGAAGATTGAATGGGCTATAGGTTCTGTTATTTGCGGAGATAGTAAGTCTATTCAGAAGTTTCTTGTGTTCTACGGTGATGCCGGAAGTGGAAAGAGTACGATCCTTAACATAATTCAGGAATTGTTTGAGGGATATTATACAACCTTTGACGCTAAAGCTATTACTACTAATGGTAATTCGTTTGCATCAGATGTGTTTAAGGATAATCCCCTTGTAGCAATTCAGCATGATAGTGACTTAAGTAAAATTGAGGATAATACAAAACTTAACAGCATTGTTTCTCACGAGGAGATAAACGTTAATCAAAAGTATAAGGATTCTTATACTACAGCAATTAAGTGTATGCTGTTTACAGGAACAAACAAGCCTGTAAAGATTACTGATGCTAAAAGTGGTATTATTCGAAGGCTTATTGACGTGCATCCTTCAGGCAAAAGGTTTCCTGCGGTTAAGTATCAGTCTTTAATAGACCATATTCCATTTGAACTAGGAGCAATAGCTTCACATTGTCTTGAGGTTTATCAAAACTTAGGTCCATCATATTATGCTGACTATAAGCCAATAGATATGATGTTTAAGACTGACTTTATATTTAACTTTGTTGAAGATAGCTACTTTACCTTTGATAAGCAGGATGGATGCTCGCTTAAGCAGGCTTATGATTTGTATAAGCAGTATTGTAATGATAGTATGGTGGACTATATTCTTCCTAAGTATAAGTTTAGGGAAGAGCTTCGAAATTACTTTAAGACATTTGAGGAAATTGCTAGGATTGGTGCTGGAGACGATCGTCATCAGATTAAGAATTATTACAGAGGATTTTTAAGGGAGAAGTTTGTTAATGCTCCTTTGAGTTCAGATAAAGACACAGCGTCTAAGATAGTTCTTGGTTGTGATGAAAGTATATTTGATAAAGAATGTGCTGATTGTGTTGCTCAGTATGCTTCTAGTAGTAACGAAGTTCCTTTGAGTAAGTGGAGTGATGTAAAGACTACACTAAAGGATTTGGATACTAGCAAAACACATTATGTGAAGATTCCAGAGAATCAGATTGTGATTGATTTTGATTTGAAGGATGAGAATGGTTCTAAGTCAGCAGAAAGAAATCTCGAAGAGGCTAATAAGTGGCCAGCAACATATTCTGAATTTAGTAAGAGTGGAGCAGGGATTCATCTTCATTATATTTATGATGGAGATGTTAAAAAGCTTAGTCGAGTATATTCTGATGGAATAGAAGTCAAGGTGTTTACTGGTAATAGTTCCCTTAGGCGTAGGCTTAGTAAGTGCAATAATGTAGGAATAGCACATATTTCTAGTGGTCTTCCCTTGAAAGGAGATGATAAGATGATTGACTTTAAGAGTGTAAAGAGTGAGAGATCACTCAGGATTTTAATTACACGAAATCTAAATAAAGAAATTCACCCAGGAACTAAACCGTCAATCGATTTTATCAACAAGATTCTGAATGATGCATATTCTAGTGGTATGAGGTATGATCTTACAGACATGCGTCCTAAGGTTCTTGCGTTTGCCAATAATAGTTCTCATCAGGCTGAGTATTGTGTTAAGTTGGTTGCTCAGATGAAGTTTAAGTCTGAAAACTATGATGAGAATGATTCTAGTGGGGATATTTCAGATAGCAGGCTTGTATTCTTCGATGTAGAGGTGTTTCCAAATCTATTTTTGATTAACTGGAAGTACCAAGGAGAAGACACAAGCGTTGTTCGAATGATTAATCCTACCCCACAAGAAGTAGAGCAACTCATTAAGATGAACCTTGTTGGGTTTAATTGTCGTAGGTATGATAATCATATTCTTTATGGAAGGTATCTTGGTTACAGTAATCTTGAACTCTATAATTTGAGTAAGAAGATTATTAATGGCTCTAAGAATGCTTTCTTTGGAGAAGCATACAACATATCCTACACTGATGTTTATGATTTTGCTTCTAGTGGTCATAAGAAGAGTCTTAAGAAGTGGGAAATTGAGCTTGGCCTTCATCATCAGGAGCTTGGTCTTCCTTGGGATGAGCCTGTTCCAGAGGACATGTGGACAAAGGTTGCTGAGTATTGCGACAATGATGTTATATCTACAGAAGCTGTCTTTGAGCATCTAAGTGGCGATTGGGCTGCTCGTCAAATTCTTTCCGAGCTTAGTGGTCTTTCGGTTAACGCTACAACTAACCAGCATTCTACCAGGATTATATTTGGAGATAATAAGCATCCTCAGAGTGATTTTGTGTATACAGATCTATCTGAGATGTTCCCTGGGTATAAGTATGATCACGGTAAAAGCACTTATCGTGGTGAAATTACTGGGGAAGGTGGCTATGTATATTCTGATCCAGGAATGTATACTAATGTTGCTCTTCTCGATGTAGCGTCCATGCATCCATCTAGTATTGAGGCACTTAATCTATTTGGAGATAAGTATACTAAGGTATTTAGCGATATTAAGAATGCTCGAGTACTTATTAAGCATGAAGATTATAAGAAGGCCGAGAAGGTCCTTGACGGGCGACTTAAGCCTTTTGTCGAGCAACTAGAGTCAGGAGAAGCAAAGTACACCTCAAAAGACCTCTCAGGGGCTCTGAAGACGGTTATTAATTCGGTGTATGGGCTTACTTCTGCTCGATTTGATAATCCATTCAAGGATCCAAGAAATGTGGATAACATCGTAGCTAAGCGTGGAGCTTTGTTTATGATTGATTTGAAGCATGAGTGCATGGATCGTGGATGGACTGTTGTTCATATTAAGACAGACTCCATTAAACTGGCTAACTATACAGATGAAATGATTAATTTTGTAATAGACTTCGGAAAGAAGTACGGTTATACTTTCGAGCATGAGGCTACATATGATCGTATGTGTATAGTTAATGACGCAGTTTATATTGCTCATGAGTCTTATGGTGAAGATGAAGGTAAGTGGATAGCAACAGGTGCACAGTTCCAGTTTCCATATGTATTTAAGACTCTATTTTCTAAAGAGCCAATTCTTTTTAATGATAAGTGCATTACTAAGTCGGTTAGTAGTACTTTATATTTAGATTTGAATGAGACTCTTAAGGAAGATGAGCATAACTACGAGTTTATTGGAAAAGTTGGAGAATTCTGTCCAATTAAACCTGGTTGCGGTGGAGGATTACTTGTTAGGGAGAAGAATGATAAGTATTATGCCGCAACTGGAACTAAGGGGTATCGTTGGCTTGAATCTGAGAAGGTTTCTATTCTGAAGAAGCAGGATGACATAGATCTTTCATATTTTGATAAGCTTGTTGATGCCGCAGTAAAGGATATTTCAAAGTATGGAGATTTCGAGTGGTTTGTAAGTGATGATACCACTTACTACATGACTCCTCCTTGGTGTATTCAGCCAGAAGTCTACAATCCAGATTTGAGTCAATGCGCTAATTGCTCAGAAAACAAATCGTGCTCGGTTGTTGAAGGAGTAAGGGATGACATTTAAAGAACGATTTAATAAGGTTGTTGAAGAGAATGGAATGTTTATAACAGTTTTAGCATTAATCTTTTATATTCTATTGACTGTGTTGGCTGTTGCTGGAACTTGGGCTGTAGTTAGCGTCTTTGTGTATTTGATTGCTATTTGTTTCGGTTTTGTTTATACTCTTCTTCTTGGAACAGGAGTTTGGCTCGTTTGTGCTTTCGTGTTTATATTTATTAAGGCTATTATTAAGTCCAATCTTTAAAGGAGATTATCATGGAGAAGGTCACCAATCTTATCACCATTGCCGATGCTCACATTATGTTTCGTAATTTTATGGGTAAGGAAAGTAAATTTAATGCTAAGGGTCGTAGGAATTTCTGTGTTCAGCTTGATGACGATGTAGCTCATGCTCTTGAGAATGATGGATGGAACATTAAGTGGCGTGAGCCTCGTAATGAAGGCGACGATCCTATGGCTTACATGCAGGTGTCTGTAAGCTTTGATAACATTCCGCCTAATATTTGGGCCATCACTTCCCATAACAAGACTCGTCCTCAATTCTGATACAGTTGAGATTCTTGATTGGGCGGATATTTCAAACGTGGATCTTATCATTCGTCCTTATAATTGGGAGGTTAATGGTAAGTCTGGAGTTAAGGGCTATGTTAAGGACATGTATGTAACTCTTGTCGAGAATGCATTCGATGAGAAGTATGCGGATATTCCTGATAGTCGATCCGCTCAGTCTTCTGACAGCGATGAAGATTAGTTTATATCCTCATCAAAGTAAAGCCGTGGACAAGCTTCGATCCGGCTCCATCCTTTGTGGTGGGGTCGGGTCTGGCAAGTCCCGTACGGCCATAGCCTATTATTTTTGTCATGAATGTTCCGGAAAGATTGAATCAGATGGAACATTAACCGCTATGATACATCCTAAAGATCTTTATATTATTACAACTGCTCATAAAAGAGATACTTTGGAATGGGAGTATGAGTTATTACCATTTGGACTATCAACAAAAAGAGATTTGAATTGGAATAGTGTTAGTGTCCATGTCGATAGTTGGAACAATATTTCAAAGTATACAGGGATTCAAGGATGCTTCTTTATATTTGATGAGCAAAGAGTGGTTGGATCTGGAAGTTGGGTAAAGTCTTTCTTAAAAATTTCTAAGTTAAATAATTGGATATTACTAAGTGCCACTCCTGGTGACGTGTGGATGGATTATGCTCCAGTTTTTATAGCTAATGGGTTTTATAAGAATAAAACCGAATTCATTAAGCGGCACGTCATCTATAATAGGTTTAGTAAATATCCAAAGATCGATAGGTATATTAATGAGGAAAGACTTGAAAAACTAAGAAGTCAAGTTTTAGTAACCATGCCTGTAAAAAAGAAGACTACTCGTCACGTGGTTGATATTTTTACGAATTATGATAAGAATGAGTTGGAATTAATAGATAAGTGCCGATGGGATCCATATTTAAAAAAGCCTATCAAGACTAGTTCTGAGGTTTGCTATGTAATGCGGAAATCTGTTAATTTAGATCCGTCAAGAACTGAAGAAGTTGGAAAGATTCTTAAACTTAATAAGAAAGTAATCATATTTTACAATTTTGATTATGAACTTATTGAATTAAGAATCTTTCTTGAAAAGCAAAGCCTTGAATGGGCCGAATGGAATGGTCATCGTCATGAATCTATACCAGAGTCTGATCAGTGGGTATATTTGGTTCAGTATACTGCTGGAGCAGAAGGTTGGAATTGCATAGAAACCAATGTGGTTATATTTTACTCATTAAACTATTCTTATAAAACTATGGAGCAGGCTTCTGGAAGAATAGATAGGCTTAATACTCCATATTTTGATCTTTACTATTATCGACTAAGATCTAAGTCGTCCATTGATAATGGTATATTTAAAGCTATAACAAATAAGAAAACTTTTAATGAGTCAGCTTTTGTTGATAAAAAGTGTTCGCGCTAAAAACATAGCTTATAATAGAAGGAATAGAATACGTCTTAGATTTTTTAAGATTTTATTCTACTCCTTCTATCTTTTTTGACCATTTTGATTGAGAAAGGTACTTTAAATCATGGCTAAGGAAAGTTCCTTTCAGGCAAAGTTAATAAAAGATTTAAAAGTTATATTTCCTGGGTGTGTCGTTTTAAAAAACGATCCGACGTACATTCAAGGAATACCCGATCTTCTTGTTTTATATAAAGATCGATGGGCCATGCTTGAATGCAAAGCAAATTCAAAGGCGTCCAAAAGACCTAACCAAGAGTATTATGTTAATCAATTAAACGAGATGTCTTTTTCTGCTTTTATTTGCCCTGAGAATAGAGAGGATATTTTGAATGAACTTCAACGATCATTCGGGATTTGAAGGTCAGCATGCTTTTCTCAGTGCAAGTAAGTATCATTGGGTTAATTATGATGAAGAAAAGTTAATAAGAGTATATTCTTCAATGCTAGCGGCTCAAAAAGGAACGGAGCTTCATGCATTCGCCTGTGATGCTATTCGTTTAGGAATTAAACTTCCAAAAAGCCATCAGACATTAAGCATGTATGTTAATGATGCTCTTGGTTACCATATGACACCAGAGCAAGTTTTATTTTACAGTGTTAATGCTTTTGGTACAGCTGATGCTATATCCTTTAAGAAGAATCTTTTAAGAATCCATGATTTAAAAACTGGAGTATCTCCAGTATCGATGCTTCAGCCAGAAATTTACGCATCTTTGTTTTGCTTGGAGTACGACGTAAAGCCAAATGATATTTCTATGGAGTTACGAATCTACCAGAATTGTGATGTTTTGATAGAGACTCCTGATCCAGATGATATTTTTCACATAATGGATAAAATTGTAACATTTGATAAAAGAATTGAAGAGATAAAATCCGAGGAGGAGTAGTAATGGCTTATGAAGATGAATTAATGCATTATGGAACTCCTCGAAAGAGCGGGCGTTATCCTTGGGGCTCTGGTGATGATCCGTATCAAAGTGGAAATTCATTTTTGCAAACATATGACGGTCTTAAAAAAGAAGGACTATCTGAAAAAGAGATTTCATCATATTTTGGAATGAGCATTAAGCAGCTTCGAGCAAGAAAGAGTAACGTTAAGAATGAAATTCGTGCTGCTAATGTTTCTGAGGCTTTAAAACTCCAAGCAAAAGGATATTCTCAAACAGCTATTGCTAACCATTTTGGAAAGAATGAGTCTACTATTCGAAATTGGCTAAATCCATCTATTCAAGATAGAGCAGACAAATCTAAGAATACGGCTGATGGCTTAGAGAAGGCCGTTAATAGTAAAAAGTATATTGATGTTGGATCTGGAGTAGAAAGTCAGTTAGGAATTAGTAGAACTTGTCTTGATAACGCCGTGGAGATGCTTAAAGACAAGGGATATTCTTTAAATGTGATTCAAACTGAGCAGCAAGGAACTGGAAAGAAAACTTATATTAAGGTTCTTTCTCCTCCAAATACATCCTACGTGGATGTAGTGAAAAATAAGGGTCAAATAGAACCTCCAAATTTTCATTCAGATGATAAAGGAAGAACCTTTAATAGTGTAAAGGATCCAGTAAGTATATCCTCTAATCGAGTTAAGATTAATTATGCCGATACTGGAACTGGTGGAGACAAAGATGGTGTTATAGAAATTCGTAGGGGTGTCAAGGATCTTTCTTTAGGAAACGCCCATTATGCTCAGGTTAGAATTGCGGTTGATGGCACCCATTATCTTAAGGGCATGGCCATGTATAGCGATGACATGCCTGATGGAGTTGACGTTATATTTAATACCAACAAGAATCACACAGTTCCAATGATATCTGATGATGACAATTCGGTTTTAAAAAAAGTTAAGACTGGATCAGACAATATATTTGGAGCTAACATCAAGCCTCAAAGAAACTATATTGGAGATGATGGGAAAGAACATCAGTCGTCTTTAAATTTAGTTAATGAGGAAGGAGATTGGAATACTTGGCGAAAGACTCTTTCTTCGCAGATGCTGTCTAAGCAAAGTACTGTTTTGGCTAAAAAGCAGCTTAAGATGTCGTATGATTTAAAGATGGATGAGTATAATGAGATCAATTCTGTAAAGAATCCAGTAATAAAGCAGCAATTGCTTAATAAATTTGCTGATAGTTGTGATTCTGATGCGGTATATTTGAAAGCTGCTGGTCTTCCTAGACAGGCAGCAAAAGTTATATTACCAATTCCATCTTTAAAAGAGAATGAAATATATGCTCCTTCGTATCATCCAGGAGAAGAAGTAGTTCTTATTCGATATCCTCATGGAGGAACCTTTGAGATTCCAACTCTTAAAGTAAACAATGGTAATAAGTCTGCAAAGCGTGTTATTGGAACCTCGCCAGTAGATGCTGTCGGAATAAATCCAAAAGTGGCAGCAAGGTTATCTGGAGCCGATTTTGATGGTGATACGGTTCTTGTTATTCCTACTTATGGGGTTAAGATAAAGACCACTAGTCCTTTGGCTGGATTAAAAGATTTCGATCCTCAGACAGCATATCCTGCATATTCTGGAATGACTAAAGTAGGATGGTCCGATAAGCAGAAGCAAAGACAGATGGGCGATATTTCAAATCTTATTACTGATATGACTATTAAAGGCGCTTCTACTAATGAAATAGCTGCGGCTGTTCGCCATTCAATGGTTGTTATTGATGCTAAAAAGCATAACCTTAATTATAAGCAAAGTTATATTGATAATAATATAGGTGCTTTAAAGACCAAGTATCAAGGTCGTTCTAATGCCGGAGCAAGTACTCTTATTTCAAGAGCTAAGAGTCAGGCTAAACCTGGAAGAAGAAAAGAATCCATAGATCCCGCTACAGGAAAGAAAGTATATTCTTATACTGGAGAAACCTACAACAAAAACGGGAAAGATATTTTAAAGGTTATATCTTCAACCAAAATGGCAGAGACCCCCAATGCATATTCTCTATCATCTGGTACCATGATGGAAAACATATATGCAGAGCATGCCAATAAGCTTAAGACCCTAGCCAATCAGTCAAGGAAAGAGTCTTTAGCTATTAAGTCTATTCCCTATTCTAGTAGTTCTAGGCTTAAGTATAAGACAGAGGTAGACTCTTTAAATACTAAGCTTACAACAGCATTAAAGAACAAACCACTTGAGCGTAAGGCACAGCTAGTAGCTGATGAAAAGGTTAAGCTTATACGACAGGCTAACCCAGATCTAGATAAGGATGATCTTAAGAAGCTTAAAGGTAGATCACTTACTCAAGCTCGTGTAACTACTGGCGCTAAGAAGCAACAGATACAGATCACAGATAAGGAATGGGAAGCCATTCAATCAGGAGCTATCTCCACTAACAAGCTTAAGCAGATCATTAACAACTCAGACTTAGATGAACTTAAGAAGAGGGCTATGCCAAGAGAGTCTAGAGGATTGACATCAGCCAAGAAAGCAAGAGCTAAGTCACTACTTAACTTAGGCTATTCAATGGAAGAAGTAGCCGATGCCTTGGGCGTGTCCGTATCAACCATTGCCAACTTCAAAGCAGAAGGGATTAAGTCATGAGCAATGTAATGCTAACAACTATTGACAATCCTTTCAATCCATTTGACAATTGGGATGAATGGTATGCTTATGATGAGGCAAAAGGCTACTGCACATCAGGTCTCTTAGCTAGAATCACGTTAACAAGTGATGAATTGTCCGACGAGGACCAACAGCAGGCTATAGATGACGCAATTAATGAAATAATTTCCATGAATCCCCTAGGTTTTTACAAAAAAGTGACAAAAATCGATTCTGACGTAAAATAAAATAGAAATAATATGTTTGATGTGGGGGGAGAGGGGGTATACGAAAAAGCTACCCCCTCCCCTCATCGCCCGGCTCTTTATTTTTTCTCCGGGGGATTTTTTCATATTTGCCCCGACAGTTACTTCCAATCGAAAGGATTATAAATGCTTCTTTCAGACAAAGAGATCGCTTATAATGCATTAGGGCATGCTCTCATTTCTCCATACAAGGACGAGCAGCTTCAGCCGTGTAGTTATGATGTTCTTCTTTCTGACGAGCTTCTTCATTTTTCTGGAAGTCAAACCGGTTCAATTGATGCTTCTACAAAAACTCTTACTGGGATTAAGTATAACACAATCTCTCTTAACGACAGCGATTATGTTATGAAGCCAGGAGATTTTGTTCTTGGCTCTACAATTGAAAAGGTTAACATTCCAAACAATATGGCGGCTCGTTTTGAAGGAAAGTCTTCCCTCGGACGTCTTGGGCTTACCACTCACGTTACTGCTGGCTTTATTGATGCCGGATTTTCTGGAACCATTACTCTTGAGATGAAGAATGAGAATGAGTTCCCTATAAAGATTTCAAAGGGAATGAAGATTGGACAACTTTGTTTCTTCAAGATTGATGAAGACGTTGCTCGACCTTACGGTTCTGATTCACTTGATTCACATTATAATAATCAGGATGGAACTACTCCCGCAAAGTAGAACAAAGCAAATCTGTTCTTATTGAGCAGGTTTGCTAAGAATCTCTAGTCTTTCAAAACAAAAACTGGGCCCGGTGAACCTAGTTCTCCTTTCAAGAGGCTACTGAAAAGTAGTTAGAAACTCTAGAGATTCTTACCAAGCTTGCTCATATTCTACATAGAAAGTTGAGGTGAGAATCATTGGCTAAAGGGAAAAGACTACATCCGCCTGCTTTAACACCAGAGGCAAGAGAGGATCAGTTGGTTGCCGAAGCCGTTGATCTCGCCGAGAAGCAAATCCAAAGTGGAAAAGCTTCTTCACAAGTAATCTGTCACTATCTTAGACTTGGTTCTTCCAAGGCGAAACTGGAAAACGAAAAGCTTAAAGAAGAAAACAAATTACTGCGAGCTAAGACAGAAGCAATCCAATCACAGAAGAAAGTTGAACAGCTTTATAGTGAAGCTTTGGATGCCATGCGAAGTTATAGTGGCCAAGAAGAGTATGAAGAAAAAGATGATTCTTAAAAACTATTCAGAATTAATTCAGTTTGATAATTTCATAGATCGATTTAATTATTTGAAACTTTCTGGAGTTGTTGGTGCATCAACATTTGGTTACGATCGATATTTGAATCAAGCTTTGTATGCTTCTAAAGAATGGCGAAGATTTCGTAATAGAATAATTGTCAGAGATAATGGTTGTGATTTAGGATTAGAAGGTTATGAGATTAGTAGTAGACTATTAGTTCATCACATCAATCCAATAACTTCAGAGCAATTAGAATCTGACGATAGTCTTATATTTGATCCTAATAATGTGATTTGTGTATCTCATAATACTCATGAGGCAATTCATTATAGTGATGATAATCTTTTAGAGAAAGATCCTATTATAAGAAAACAAAACGATACATGTCCTTGGAGATAATAATGTATACCTATCCGGATTACTTAATGCATCATGGTGTTTTGGGAATGAAGTGGGGACAGCACCTTAAGAAAGCTTATGTTGATAGTTATATATCGTCATCGAAGAATAATGAACGAATGATTAAATCGATTGCTAAACAGGATTCTGATTATTATAAGCGTAACTCCAGTAATAAATATTCAAAAGACCTCGCTGCAATAGGGGCGAAGGATTGGGCTAATAAATTAAAGAATGAAACGATATTTCAGACAAAGGTGTCATCAATAGATATTGATTCTAACAGTTATAAGCAAGTTCATGCACTTATTAAACAGTACGAATCAGAACATGTCGCTTTAAATAATAAATCAACTTCTGAATACAGCACAAGCGTTAATAATCTGACCAAAACAGTAACTGCTAAGTAGGTGATATTTATGTCGCTGTCTAATACTGCAACTCCTATATATTATGGACAGTTTCGTGATGCAGTTTTAAACGGCGAAGTTCCAGTAAGTAAAGAGATCTCAATGGAAATGAACCGAATAGATGATCTTATAAACGATCCTGGAATTTATTATGACGAAGACGCCATAAATGGATTTATTCGATATTGCGATAACGAATTAACTCTTACTGATGGAACGGATCTTCATCTTTTAGATACATTTAAACTATGGGCAGAAGAGATATTTGGTTGGTATTACTTTTTAGAGCGTTCAGTCTATGAACCATCTCCTGATAATCATGGCGGTCGTTATGTTATTAAGAGGATTAAGAAGCGCCTTGTTAATAAGCAGTATTTGATTGTTTCTCGTGGTTCGGCAAAGTCAATGTATGCTTCTTGTATACAAGGATACTTTCTTAATGTAGATACAACCACTACTGATCAGATTACAACCGCTCCAACTCTTAGACAGTCAGAAGAAGTTCTTTCTCCATTACGAACTGCCATCACAAGGGCTCGCGGCCCATTGTTTAAGTTTCTCACCGACGGTTCACTTCAGAATACCACTGGATCTAAGGCTAATAGGGTTAAGCTTGCGTCTACTAAAAAGGGAATCGAGAACTTTTTAACTGGATCTATTATTGAATCACGTCCTATGTCTATTGATAAGCTTCAAGGATCTAGGCCAAAGATTGCTACTGTTGATGAGTGGCTTTCTGGCGACGTTCGTGAAGATGTTATAGGTGCAATAGAGCAGGGCGCATCAAAGCTTGATGACTATTTGATAGTTGCTACTAGTTCAGAAGGTACTATTCGTAATAGTACTGGTGACACAATCAAAATGGAATTAATGGACATTCTTAAGGGTGACTATAAGAATCCTCATGTTTCTATTTGGTATTACAAATTGGACAACATTAATGAAGTGGCTAATCCTGCAATGTGGATGAAAGCTGCCCCCAACATTGGTAAGACAGTTTCTTATGAAACTTATCAGTTAGACGTTGAACGAGCTGAGAATGCTCCGGCTACTCGTAATGATATTTTAGCAAAGCGATTTGGTATACCAATGGAAGGTTATACCTATTACTTTACTTACGAAGAGACTCTTCCTCATAGGTCACAATCTTTCTGGCAGATGCCATGCTCTATGGGTGCAGACCTTTCACAAGGCGATGATTTCTGTGCGTTTACTTTTCTGTTTCCGCTGTCTGGAGAGAATTACGGAATTAAGACTCGGTGCTATATTTCTTCAGATACTATGAATAAACTTACTCCGGCTACAAGAATTAAGTATCAAGAGTTTATGCAAGAAGGATCTTTAATGGTTTTAGATTGCGTTGCTCTTGATATGGAAGAAGTTTATGACGATCTAGAAAAGTACATTATAGATAATGAGTATGATATTCGATCGTTTGGTTATGATCCTTATAACTCTAAAGATTTTGTTGCTAGATGGGCTCAAGAGAATGGTCCTTATGGAATAGAGAAAGTTATTCAGGGATCTAAGACAGAAAGCGTTCCTCTTGGCGAATTAAAAAAACTTTCGGAGAATCGTCGTCTCATATTTGATGAAGAACTTATGTGCTTTTGTATGGGAAATGCCATTACTCTTGAAGATACTAATGGCAATAGAAAGCTTTATAAGAAGCGCCACCAAGACAAAATTGACGCTGTCGCAGCAATGATGGACGCCTATATTGCCTTTAAGTTAAATCGCGATTCGTTTGAATAGGGGGGTATTAGTGTATACAGTTATGCGAATTACGGGTCTTGATAAAAAGGCAGTCGCTTATGGTAAAGAAGTTCTACATAATTTTAGTAGGTGATTAATTTTGTATACATATCCGGATTACTTAGAGCATCATGGAATTTTAGGTATGAAGTGGGGAGTTAGAAAAGCAAAGCGATATTCCTCAAATTATAAAAAGAACTATTACAATAAAGATTATAAAGGTCATACTCTTAAAGAAATGCATAAAATTGATCGTTTAATGACCAACAAGCATTATTCTCATGATAAAGCATTAGGATCAATAAATAAGTCTCGTAAAATAAAGCGGTTGGGTTTTGATTTACTTGCTGCGGATGTTGTTACTAGCGGCGCAGTTCATAGGGGGATTTCATACGTCGCTAAAAAAGGGACAATTAAGGCTGCCGGTTTTGTTTATACTGCATTAAAGAATAAAGCTGTTCGGGATGCCGCAGCTCAAGCTATTCCAAAACTTGGTAATGAAGTAATAAAACTTAAGCCATGGCAGTATAAGGTTGTATAATTAAGGAGCTTATATTCTTATGCGTAATCGGAAATTAGCAATGATCTCTCAGCCAATGGCGGGTCTTTCTGATACTGAGATTACAAAAGTAAGAAATGAAGCCGTTTTATATCTTCACAATCAGGGCTATGAGATTGTAAATACTTATTTTAATTACGATGGACTTTATTCTGATTTAGCTAATGATGGTATTAAATCGGTTCCGACATGGTTTTTAAGTAAGGCAATAGATGCAATGGCTAAGGCCAATTGCGTATATTTTGTTAAAGGCTGGGAATCGGCTCTTGGCTGCCAGTTCGAGCATGGCATAGCGAAGACTTACGGTATTCCTATATTTTACGAAGAATAGAGTAAAAATTATAACTTTTGAAGGGAGGTAAATAATGTATACGTATCCTTCATATTTATCTCATCATGGAATTTTAGGAATGCATTGGGGAATTAGACGATTTCAACGAACCGACGGTTCTTTAACTCAAAAAGGTAAAAGTCGTAGGGAATTATATTTAGAAGATAAGTATAAAAAAGAAGGACTTACAAGTAAAGAATCCGCCGATCAAGCAGCAAAAAAGATAAAGGCTGAACGGGTTTTGGCTGCCACGGCCGCAGTTGCAGCGACGGCGTTAATTGCATATGCGGCATATAAACATTATAATTTTGTAGCCGATAAGGTTATAGATAAAGATACACTAATTAAGACACTATCCAATAATTCAAATAAAGATTTTTCAAAACCTTTCTATGGGGCAATTAATAAGTATGATATTTCTAGATATGAGGGTTTTTATGGAAAAGCGTTGAACGATAAAATTATATTTAACAAAAAATTGGATGGGGTTTATCAATCAACCATAAAGGTGCAAAAACCTATAAAAATTGCCTCGGAAAAGAATTCCATAAGCATTTTGCGTGATTTAGTTAATGGTGATAGTGATTATAAGAATCGTTTGATAGATAAACTTGAAGTTAATAAAGCATTTTATGATAAAGATCCATTGTATAGCAAATCGAGTCAGGTGCTTGGTAAAGGGCTATCTAGTTTGAAATCTGGAAAGGTTAATAAAGATGCGTACGAAGCTTTAAATCTTATATTGCCTAGTCATGACGGGGCCTCAGTCAAGGTTGCAAATGGTTTTTATTCGGCGTTAAAGAGCCACGGATACGGGGCAATAAAAGATATTAACGATATGAAATTTTCTGGATACAACACAAAAAGTCCAGTTGTGGTGTTTGATGGAGTAAAGGCAAACGCCGATTCTGTTAGAAAACTTGGAGCGAAAGAAATAGAGACGAAGTTTTCTGATGAAAATTTTAAGGCTTTTAATGAAAGCTTAATAAAATCCGGAAGTTCTATTTTAGCTACTTCCTGCGGAATTGGCGCTGCTGCTAAGGGGTACGGTAAGAATCGGAAGATAAATTCAGATTCTAGCAAGGTTGGCGCATATCGAAAAGAGCATCCAAATACTAAGAAATCATATTCTGAAATTCTTAATATGCTTAATAAAGAAGAAAAAGAAGAATATACTTTTGAATAGGAGGAGCCAATGGACGAAAGCGTTTTAAACACCATAAAGAAAATGCTTGGACTTGATGCCTCTTATGATGCATTCGACACTGATATTATTGTAAATATTAATTCGGTTATTCAGGCACTGAGTCAATTAGGAGTTTGCTATTCTGACTATAGTATTTCTGGAGTTAATGACACCTGGTCATCTTTGGTAAAAGATTTTAAAGATGTAAACAGTGTTAAAACTTATATTTATATAAAAGTTCGTAATTTGTTTGATCCTCCTACAAGCTCATATGTCCTCCAGGCTCTTAACGAGCAAGCAAAAGAAATCGAATGGCGTTTACTTATGGAAGTAGAGGAGGTTAGAAATGAATGAGTATTATCCTCCATATTTAGCTCATTACGGAGTTCTTGGAATGAAATGGGGAGTTCGTAAGAAGAGTAAGGGTCGAGTTAAAACTTCTAAGCGATCTTCGAAGTATAGTTCTGATTATAAAGAGAGTCAAAAACTTCGTAAGAAGAGTTCGAAAGAGCTTTCAAATGATCAACTTAAAACTCTTAATCGGAGAATGAATCTTGAGCAAGAGTATAATCGTTTAAGTACCAGTTCCGTTAATCGTGGAGAATCTTATGCCAAACGAGCGATCGCTGTTGGCGGGATAGCCACTGGACTATATGCTTTAGCTAAGTCGGACGTTGTTAAAACTGGAATAGACATTTTAAAGAAAAAGTAGGTGATTAATTTTGTATACCTATCCGGATTACTTAATGCATCATGGTATTTTGGGAATGAAGTGGGGAGTTCGTAAAGCTAAATCAACAGGTTCCCTAAGCCAAAAATTAGATTCTAGGTATAAAAAAGGATTAAAAAAAAATGAAGAGTATCTTAATAAAAAAGCAAAACAAAGTATAAATAAAGCAAATGGAGATAAAAATAAAGCTGTTTTAAATAATACATTAAAAAGTATTGGTGTTTCTGCTGTCTCTGGTGCTGCTTTAGGTTTTGTATCCTCACTTGTTTCCTCTAGTAATGAAGATTTAGGAAAAGCCATATTGGCTGGAAATACTGGACTTCAAATCGGTTTAATCTCTCTTATGGCTGATGAGAATGAGGCAATAAGGAATTATAAAAATTAATTTTTATAATTTAATCTTTATATTTTAAGGAGGTGATTTATGGCTATCGAAATGGGATCACGTCTTAAGCATGCTTGGAATGCGTTTACAGGAAAAGATAATATTCTTATAGACAGACCAGGTTTTATCGACGTTGGTCCATCTTCTGGATATAATCCAGATCATAGGCGAGTTATTAGTGGGTCAGAGCGTACAATCATCTCTTCAATTTATAATCGAATTGCTGTTGACGTTTCATCAACAACCTTTGAGCATGTTCGGGTTGATGATAACGATCGTTATAGTGAAACTATATATTCTGGACTTAATGACTGTATGAATGTTGCAGCTAACATCGACCAGACAGGTAATGCCTTTATGCTAGACGTTGCATTATCATTACTCGATGAAGGATGTGTGGCTGTTGTTCCAGTAGACACTACATTAGACCCTTTTATGACACAGTCTTATGATGTTAACACTATGAGGGTTGCTAAGATTATAGGATGGCATCCTCAGTATGTAGATCTTCAACTTTATAATGATCGAACCGGTCGTCAACAGCAAATTACATTACCAAAAAGTTCTGTTGCTATTATTGAGAATCCGTTTTATTCCGTTATGAATGAGCCTAACTCTACGCTGAAGCGTCTTACTTATAAATTAGGTCTTCTTGATGATGCGGACTCTAAGGCCAATAGTTCTAAGCTTGATATGATTATTCAGCTTCCATATTCTATTAAGACTGATACTCAACAGCAACGAGCTGATACTCGTAAGAAGACTATTGAGGCTCAGTTAACAGACTCTAAGTATGGTATTGCATACATAGACTCCACAGAGCACATCACTCAGTTAAATCGACCAATCGAGAACACTCTTCTTGGTCAGATTAATGATCTTACTGCACAACTGTATTCTCAATTAGGTATTGATGAGACTATTCTTAATGGAACAGCTAGTAGTGAAACAATGAATAACTACTATCAGCGAACAGTAGCTCCAATTATCAAAGCTATTCGAGATGAGTTTGTTCGAAAATTCATTTCAAAGACTGCTCGTTCTCAACATCAAACTATTATGACTTTCCAGGATCCATTCAAATACCTTACAGTTGTTCAGATTGCTCAGCTTGTTGATTCTCTTAGTCGTAATGAGGTTCTTAGTGGTAATGAATTCCGAACGGCGCTTGGCTTTAAACCTTCTGATGATCCTGGAGCAGAAGAGCTTCGAAATAAGAATCTAATTGACACAAATGCTGATTATGGATCTACGTATTCTCCGGCAACTGAAATAGTTCCGGATTCGGTTAGTATACAAGATTCATCTGAGTCTTCATAGGTCAAAATGGAAGTTTTATCTTCTAGTCAGATGCTTAAGACATATACAAGCTAAGAATCTGATTTCTATGAAATTTTTATAGACCTAATAGTATCATATTTTATAGATGAATGTAAGGAGGATTATATGACATACGATTTTTCAGGTTATGCTACTCGTAATGATATTGAGTGCTCTGATGGACGAGTGATTAAGCATAACGCTTTTAAGGAATGTGACAGGACTAATGTTCCACTTGTTTGGCAGCATGATCATATGTCTCCGGAAAACGTTCTTGGGCATGCTATGCTTGAGAATCGTGATGATGGAGTTTATGCTTATGGAGTATTTAATGATACTCCAGCTGGAGCAAGTGCTAAGGAACTTGTTAAGAATGGTGACGTAAAGGCTCTTTCTATTTACGCCAATAAGCTTAAGCAGAATGGCAATCAGGTTCTTCATGGAGCTATTCGAGAAGTTAGTCTGGTCCTTGCTGGAGCTAATCCTGGAGCTTATATTGATACAGTTTTAGTTCACGATGACGATGACGAAGAGGAAGCCATTATCGGTTTCGATGAACCTCTTGAGCTTAGTCATTCTTGTGATAATAAGTCTTCGAATGATGATTCTTCTGACGACAAGAAAAAGAAGGATATTGAACATTCGAAGGACGATGCTAAGGCAGAAGATACCCCAATAGAGGAGAATAAAAAGATGGCAGATACAAACACTAATCCTACGCCCGATGCGTCTTCCGACGATAAGACGGTTCAGGATGTTATTGATTCTATGACCGACGAGCAGAAGAATGTTCTTTATGCTCTTGTTGGAATGGCCGCTCAGGATGGTGGCTCCGATACTACTAACGAAGGAGATTCTGATATGAAGCACAATGTTTTCGAGGGTGATGACATGGGTAATTCTTTTGCTCATGCTGAGGATTTTGCTGAGATTATTCGTGACGGTAAGCGTTATGGTTCGCTTAAGGAGTCGGCTCTTCAGCACGACATGGGCGATATCGCTATGGGCGACGTTCTTGAGCATGCCGATTATGGTATGAATAACGTTGATTACCTGTTCCCTGATTACAAGAATGTCGATAAGTTCCCCGGTTTTGTTTCTCGTAACATGGACTGGGTTCCTTCTATCATGGGTGCAGTTTCTCACACCCCGTTTTCTCGTATCAAGACTGTGTTCGCTGACATCACTGAGGATGAGGCTCGTGCGAAGGGTTATATGAAGGGTCATCTGAAGAAGGAAGAGGTCTTCACCCTTCTGAAGCGTACTACTGATCCTCAGACTGTCTATAAGAAGCAGAAGCTTGATCGTGATGACGTGAATGATATTACTGACTTCGACGTTGTTGCCTGGCTTAAGGGTGAGATGCGTACTATGCTCGATGAGGAGCTTGGCCGTGCTTTCCTCGTTGGTGATGGCCGTGATTCTTCGTCTGATGATAAGATTAACCCGCTTCACATTCGTCCTATTTGGACTGATGATCCCTTCTATACGATCAAGGCTGATCTTGAGGTTAAGACTACCATGACCGATGATGATAAGTATGCTGCACTTATTCGCTCCGCTGTTATGGCTCGTAAGGACTATAAGGGTTCTGGTAATCCTGTGTTTTATACTACCGAGGCAAATCTTACGGGCATGCTTCTTCTTACTGATAAGATGGGTCGAGATTTGTATGAGTCTGAGGATCAGCTTGCTAAGAAGCTCCGTGTTTCCTCTATCGTTACCGTCCCTGTTATGGAGGGTCTGAGCCGTACTGGTGGCGACAGCGAGGGTGCTGTTAAGGGTAAGAAGCTTTCGCTTGAGGGTCTTATTGTTAACCTTACCGATTATAATGTTGGTGCTGATCAGGGTGGCTCTGTGAATCTGTTCGATGACTTTGACATCGACTACAATGCTATGAAGTACCTCATCGAGACTCGTTGCTCTGGCGCTCTTATTAAGCCTTATTCAGCCATTGCTCTTGAGACTTATCCTGCTACCTGCTTAGGTCAAAATAGAAGGTTTTTAAAATGGCAAAGTTTTATGGAGTAATTGGTTATGCTGAAACTAAGGAAACATCTCCTGGAGTTTGGGTAGAAGATATTACAGAGCGTAAGTATTATGGTGATATTACAAAGAATTCTCGTCGTCTTAATGGTGGAGAGAATCTTAATGATAATTTAACCGTGACAAATGTCATAAGTATTATGGCTGATGCTTATGCTTACGAAAATTTCTTTGCCATTAGATACGTGGAATGGATGGGGGCTCGCTGGAAAGTCTCGACTGTTGAGGTCCAGCGCCCCCGTCTTATTCTTAACCTTGGAGGTGTATACAATGGGCCAGAGGATTGATTTTCAATCAAAGTTAGAAACCGTTCTTGGGTCTAATCATGTATATTATCAGCCTCCAGAGACTATTAAGATGATATATCCTTGCATAGTCTATGAGCGTAATACAGGAGATACTATATTTGCTGATAACTCTCCATATCGGTTTACTATACAATATAAGGTTACTTATATTGATAAGAATCCTGACAATGACGTTATTACTGAACTTGCTAAGTTTCCTATGTGTCGATATGATAGGCATTATACAGCAGATAATTTAAATCATGATGTTTTTGAAATCTATTATTAAGGAGTGTTAATTATGCCAAAGCTTTTATGGGATCAGACCGGCGAGCGTTTCTACGAGACCGGTACTGCTAAGGGCGTTATTTATCCTTCCGATACCACCGGCGCATATCCTAAGGGCGTTGCTTGGAACGGTCTTACCGCCGTTACTGAGTCTCCTGATGGTGCCGAGGCTACCGATTTATACGCTGACAACGGCAAGTATGGCACTATGCGTTCCGCCGAGACTTTCGGCGCTACGATTGAGGCTTATACTTATCCCGACGAGTTTGCTATTTGTGACGGTTCTAAGAGCCCGGTCAAGGGTCTTTATGTTGGCCAGCAGTCTCGTCCTGCGTTCGGGTTCTCGTATGTCACCAACCTTGGCAACGATAGTGTTGGTGCTGACGAAGGCACAATGTATAAGCTGCATCTTATTTATGGCGCTACGGCCTCTCCTTCCGAGAAGTCTTATACTACGATTAACGATAGCCCCGACGCTGTTACGTTCTCTTGGGATGTTACCACGACGCCGGTTGCCGTTGCTGGCATGAAGCCTACGGCCCAGCTTGTTCTCGATTCTACCAAGGTTGATACCAAGGCTATGGCGGCTGTTGAGGCTATTCTTTATGGTACTGATACACTTGACGCCAAGCTTCCTCTTCCTGATGAGATTATCAAGATCATGCAGGATGCGGTTGCTAAGGCGTAAGGTTTGTCCCTATATTTTTGAAAAGGAGATTTGGTATGCTTAAGAAGACCATCGATTATACCGATTATAACGGAACCAAGCGTTCTGACGTTTTTTATTTCAATCTTTCAAAGGGCGAGCTTCTTGAGTTGGAGTTTGACTTTGGCGGATTTGAGCAGGCAGTTAAGAAGATTGTAGAGTCTGAGGATACTAAGCAACTCTTTTCAATCTTTAAGAAGATTGTTCTTAGCTCCTATGGTGAGAAGTCTCAGGACGGTAAGCGATTTGTTAAGAGTGAGGAGCTCTCTAGGTCTTTTGAGGAGTCTGAGGCTTACTCTGAGCTTATGATGAGCTTGGTTACGGATGCTAATGCTGCTTCGGATTTTGTTAATGGTATCGTTCCGTCTAACATTTCTGATGCTGCGACTCCAACTCTTACTGATGTCTCGAATAGCACCACCAATTAGTTAAAGGAGATAGGGAATGCTTCGGATAATTATTCCAGATTCGGAGTTGTTTAATGAAAACACTCAAGAATTTTTTACTGTAAAAGGTCAAACAATTACTCTGGAGCATTCCCTTCTCTCTCTGTCAAAATGGGAGTCAAAGTGGCATAAGCCATTTTTAAACAATAAAGATCTTACTCCTAATGAAGTTTTAGATTATATAAGATGCATGACATTGACCAAGAATGTTGATCCGCAGTTATATTTATCTATACCGGAAGAAGTGTATTCTAAAATACAGAAGTATATGGATGATACGATGACTGCGACTTGGTTTGATGATAAAAAGTCGTCGACATCCAAATCACAAAGAGAAATTGTTACTTCTGAAATTATATATTATTGGATGATAACTCTTGGTATTCCTTTAGAATGTGAAAAGTGGCATATAAATCGTCTTTTAACCTTAATTAAGGTTTGTCAAATTAAGAATACTCCTGGTAAAAAGATGAGTCGTAGAGAAATTCTTAGTCAAAACCATCTTATAAACGAACAACGTAAGCATCAGCTTCATACAAAAGGATAAGGGATTATTATGATTGTATTTGAGCAAAGAGGTGACCTCAAAAGAACCATAAAGTTTCTTGAAACTGTTAAAAGAATTAATTTTATGGCAGAAGCTGCTAAGTATGGCCAACGTGGGGTTCAGGCTCTGGCTTCAAATACACCGACTAGAAGCGGTACCACAGCAGCTTCTTGGAATTACGAAATTAAAGAAACTAGTTCTGGTTTTGGTATCTATTGGACAAACTCTAACATAAACGAAGGTGTTAATATTGCTGTAATTTTGCAGTATGGACACGGAACTCGTAATGGTGGATACGTTCAAGGTAGAGATTATATTAATCCGGCTATTCTTCCGGTGTTTGATGATATAGCTAATGGTTTATGGGAGTTGGTGACGTCAGCATGAGTAGTATTGATGAACGAGTTGTTGAAATGAAGTTTGACAACTCTCAGTTTGAATCCGGCGTCTCATCAACGCTTAAGAGTTTAACAAATTTAAAGAACGGATTAAATTTTAAAGGTTCTACAGATTCTCTTGATGGATTAACTAAAAGTGCCAATAATTTGTCGTCATCTGGTCTTTCTGGTATTGCCGCTGGTGTTTCTGAATTAAGTAATAGATTTTCTGCAATGGGCATTGTTGGAATGACGGTTTTATCTAATATCACAAGCGCCGTTATGAGTGCTGGGGCTAGTTTATATTCTAACTTGATTAACCCCATCGTTTCTGGTGGTTGGACTCGAGCTTCTAACATTGAGCAAGCTAAATTCCAAATCGAGGGTCTTGGTAAAGATTGGAAGGCTCTTAGTCAGGATATTACTCAGGCAGTAGATGGAACCGCCTACGGTTTCGATGAAGCCGCAATGGCTGCTGGCCAGTTATCCGCTTCTGGGATTCAAGCTGGAGAGCAAATGGAGCATTCGCTTCAGGGTATTTCTGGTACAGCAGCAATGACGGGCCGTTCTTATACGGATATTGCTCAAATATTCGCTACAGTTGCCGGTAACGGTCGACTTATGAGCGAGCAATTGCTTCAGTTCTCGGCAAGTGGTATTAACGCGGCGGCTGTTCTTGCTAATTATTTGGGTAAAGACGAGGCTACTGTTCGTGATATGGTTTCGAATGGTGAGATCGATTTTCAGACTTTCTCCGACGCTATGTATTCAGCTTTTGGCGAGCATGCTAAGGATGCGAACAAAACTTTTACTGGTGCCATGTCTAATGTGCATGCGGCAATGTCTAAGATTGGCGCCGATTTTGAAAGCGTTTTGATTAGTTCTGACGATCAGGCAAACGGGATTAATAACTTAATTGGTATATTAAACGCGTTTCGAAATGTGCTAAATGGTGTTCGTACAAGTTTACAGCAAACAGCTCTTCCTGATTTTACAAAAACCGTGCACGCTTTATGCGATGTTGTTGTTAACTTTTTAAACAGCATGTTTGAAGTGGTCGATAAAGACGGAAAGCAAGTAACCCAGTTAGTTGAACCGTTACGAACTGCGTTTTCTAATTTTTATTCGGCATTTAAGAATGTTGCTGATTTCGTAATATCTATAGCATCAACTTTGGGAAGTGCATGGAATGAGATATTTCCTCCAGTAACGTTTGATACGATTAAAAATATTAGTTCTTCGTTTAAAGGTTTAACAGATAATCTTAAACTTAATGCCGATCAGCAAGAAAAGCTTAAAAACATAGCCAAGGGCTTATTTAGTGCTATAGATTTAGTAGGAAAAGTTTTAGGATCTATTTGTGATGCCGCTGGTCGTGTTGTCGTGGCAATGGCTCCATTAGGTTCTTTAATTGTTGATATTGTTGAGGCAATAGCTAATTATATTACTGGTTTTGACTCGGCGGTTGATTCAACTAATACCTTCGGTAGTATATTGGACATTGTTGTTGGAGATATACATGGCTTTTCTGAGGCCTTATCTAATCTTATAAGAAACTTCGGGCCTACATTATCCAAGTTTATATCCGATGCGGCAAATGCTTTTAAGAATTTTGTTTCTAGCATAGGAAAAAGTAATGGACTTGATAATGGGGCTAATGCTTTTACTTCTTTTATAGATAAAATTAAAGAAGGAATAGATTGGCTTAAGAATAATATTAGTCTTGGTGATATATTTGCCGGTTTATTAACTGGTGGAGCTTTATCTATAGTTAAAAGTATTCTTGATGTCATCAATCCAATAAAGAAAGCTATACACGGGTTATTTGGCGGGGATATTAAGAAAAAAGGAAATACTTTTACTCAAGTAATTGATCAAGTAAAAGAATGTCTTGGTAATTTTACTAAGGCTATTAGTGTTGGAAGTTTAGTCGCTATTGCGGTAGCTGTTGGTATTCTTACTGCTAGTATTTGTGCCATATCTAATCTTAAGATTCCTAATGCTGTAGCTTCAATAGCAGCAATAGGTGCCATGTTAGCAATGTTATGCGCTACGCTTAAGTCTATGACGAAAACTTTGAGTGGTTTTAAGTCTTCAGGAATGGTTAAAGTTGCTGTAGCTTTAATAGGTGTTGCAATAGCGATTAATATTTTAGCAAGTGCTGTAAAGAAATTTTCAGAGATAGATCCTTTTGATTTGGTTAAAGGAATAGCAGCTTTGGCTGTTATGATGAAGGTTCTTACTTCATCCATAAAGAGTCTTGATAAGAATGTTTCACTTAAAACTAGTGTGGCACTTCTTGCAATAGCCGCATCGGTTAGTATAATTGCTGGTGTAGTTGAACGATTTTCTGGAATGTCTTGGGAAGAGATAGCTAAGGGTCTTGGAACTTTAGCCGGAGCTCTTCTTATAACCGTTGCTGCTATAAAAGGTATATCTTCTACTGATATTTCAATTGGAACTTCTTTGGCTATCATTGCTGTGGCTGATGCTGCTAGGAACTTAGCAAATGCCTTATCAATGTTTGCTGCTATGTCCTGGGAAGAAATTGAACGTGGTTTAGTTGGCATGGGAGGAGCTTTAGCTGAATTAGTTATAGCTCTTAAGGTTCTAAATACAATGAAGGGCGGAAAGGCTTTAGCTACAAGTCTTAGTTTGGTAGCTATTGTCTTCGCTCTTGGAAAACTTGCTGATGCTCTTCAGCAAATCGGATCTATGTCTTGGGACGAGATTGCTCGTGGACTTGTTGGCCTTGGTGGAGCTTTAGCAGAACTTATTGCATCCATAGCAATTCTTAACAAGTTTGATTCTACTGATAGTTTAGCTTCAACTGTAATTTTATTGCTGGTTGTGCAGGCTCTTGCTCCTATAGCAGATGCTCTTCAGCAAATAGGATCTTTGTCTTGGGAATCTATAGCCAAAGGTCTTGTTGGAATGGGCGGAGCTCTTGCTGAGCTTGCTTTGGTTGCTGGATTACTCGGTAAGTTTGGATCTTTTGGAAGTTTAGCTGGGGCAGTTGCGGTTCTTATAATGGCTCAGGCACTTAAGCCTATAGGAGAAACACTTCAGCAAATTGGTTCTATGTCTTGGGATGAAATAGGTCGCGGTTTATTTGGAATGGGAGGAGCTTTAGCTGAGCTTGCTATTGTTTCTGGGCTTTTAGGTGATCTTTCTCCATTAGCAATGCTAGGTTCTGGAGCGATTCTTCTCGGTGCTCAGGGTCTTGGACAGTTAGCTGATGCTCTTCAGAAGTTTGGTGATATGTCCTGGGATGAGATTGGTCGTGGATTAACGGCTATGGGTGCTGCCATGGGAGAAACGGCTCTTGGCGGGATTCTTAATACCTTCTCAGGGTTCGGTGCATCTAACATCGGAGCAATGGCTGGGCCTCTTGGTGATCTTGCTGACGCTATGTCAAAATGGAAGGATGTTACTCTTCCAGATACTCTTGGCGATGATATGTATAACATTGCTCATGGTGTTATGCAATTTACCCTTGGCGGCATGGGTGCTGATACTATCGGTTCCGTTGCAGGTCCTCTTGGAACCCTTGCGGATTCGGTTAACAAGTGGTCAACTATTACTATTCCTGATGGTCTTGGCGATCAGCTAAGTTCCCTCGCTTCTGGAGTTGGTGCTTGGTGGCTTAGTGGCGGCGGAGCAGATGCTATTGCTACCGTTGCAGGTCCTCTTGGTACTTTAGCTGATTCTGTTATTAAATGGACTGGCGTGACGGTTCCTGATGGTCTTGGTGATCAGATAGGTTCTCTTGCCGGAGGAGTAAGTGCTTTTTGGACTGGTGGCTGGGGAGCAGATGCTATTGCTACCGTTGCAGGTCCTCTTGGTACTCTTGCCGACTCCGTAGCCAAATGGTCTTCTGTTGCTATTCCTGAAGGATTAAACGATCAGCTAAGTTCTCTTGCCTCTGGAGTTGAATCGTTCTCGTTTGCTGCTCTTGGTGGATGGTCAATTAGTACTATTTGTGATCCATTAAGTCAATTAGCAGATTCTGTTCAGAAATGG